TCATTGGCCAGCGATGGCCGAGTGCAGTTTGTAGCCCTCCAGCTTCCAGAGCTCGTCGCGCACCTTGCCTTCCGCTTGCTCCCGGGCGTACTTAATACCCTTGGCAGCGTCGAAGTTCTCAGGGCTCACGCATCCGCTGTAGCCGGTGGCCACATAGAAGCGGCCAAGGTAAGCATGGGCGAAGGTGGTGGTTGTGCCCTCAGGCTGGTCATACACCCAGATCAATTTGTCCATCAGCACCTGGATCTGCTCGGCGGTCACGCTAGGCGCGGTCAGGCTTGCGGCCATCGCCACACTCTCAGCTTGCCTCTGGCGAAGATCGTCCCAATGCGTGCCAGCCGCTCCAGCTACGGCAGAAACAATGGGCTTCGGACAGTTGCTGCACGCCATGCTGGTGCTGCAGGTGCAGGTGCAGGTGCAGGTCGCTGCAAGCGTCTGAGAGCTGCGGCCCTGAATTGAGTTGGCCACATCCCGGATAAATGCCCCCAGCTCGGCCGCGTTCTTGGTGTTCACCAAATGAGGCGCCAGCGCATGCACAAGGGAATACTCCAGGTCGTTGCGGTGATCGCGCTGCACCCCGACCACGTTCGACCCTAGTGTGCCGCCCGTCTTGGGCTCCAGATCGTCGCGCAAAACTTGGATCACCACATCGATCTTGGTGTACAGCGCCAGCACGGCCAGGGCCACACAGGAGGCAATGAAGCCGGTCAGCGCAATTCCGCTGGGGTTGGTGTTCACCTTGAAGGCGCAGAACAGCAGGACCGCCAGAATCACGGCGGCGATGCAAAGGAGCATCTTGGGGGATGTGTTGAAAGACAGGTTCACAGGGATCTCCAAAATCCGGCAGCCGGCCGGTGCGGGCCGGAAGGCTTAGAAAGCAGAGATGCGCTCGCCCAGGATCACAGACAGCTCGCGCATCACATCGAGCTGGCGGCGCATGCGGGCCTGCTCGTCCAAGCTCAACTGGCGGAACAAGGCATTGCGATCAATGAACTCGTCCAGCTTGGTGATGCGAACGTCGTTTTCCTGCTTTTCATCCAGCACGCGCTGCTGGTGGGGCGGTACCGTGCAGCCGATAACCTGCCAGTCATCGGCCAAGCAGTCATTGATGCTAGGAACCCAGGTGCTCACTGTCTCGTCCACGTTCTTGATGGCGAGATAAGGGTTGTAGGGAACCATGGCGCCTTCGCCGAAGTGAGTCTTGGCTGCCCCGGTCTGCACCGGGTACTTGGCCGCAGGCACCAGATAGGCGAACATGCCTTTGCCGTTCCAGCCAGCACGCTGCACGCGCTTGCCTGCTTTCAGCTCCTTGAGTGCGTCACCGAAGTTCATTGAGGGTTCTCCTTGATTTGAATTACTGGCCACGCGGCGCGGCAGGTTGCTGCATCAGCTGCGTGTCCATCAGCTCGGATTGCCAGCTCTGTGTATCGCTGGCTGCACTGTCCGAATACGCGACTGAGGGTTGAGGCGTACTCGATGCAGGCGGTGGGGGAAGCGTCGGCCAATCGCTGCTCGGCATCGGACAGTTGCTTGCGCAGGCCGTCACGCTCACTGCGAGCGCGATCAGCAGCAGCCTGCATAGCGGCTTGTTTCTTGATGGCATCGTTGAGGGCTCCTTGGTATTTGTCATTGACCTTGCGTTCCACGGCCAACACGCGCCGAGCGGCGGCGGTGCGTTCATCTGCGATCTGCTCGCGGTACTGGCTGGCCTGCAGGCGCTCGTCGGCCAGATCCGCGCCAAGGCGGGCTGCCTGGAAGTACCAGACGCCAGCGCCAGCAATAAGAGCCGCGGCTAAATGGGTGATGGCGCGGGTGCTCATGGCGTGCCCATGCGCCACACGCGGCAGATCTCGTCGTTGGAGTCGCCGCGCCCCTGCAGGCCGGGCAGCACAGTCGAAACACCTTTGACCGTGCCTTTGTTCCAGCGCGGGTTTTCTAGGCAGGCGCCCACCAGATCACCGGCGTTGGCCTTGCGGCGCATGGTGCTGGTAGAAAAATTGGCCTCGCCCTTGTTGTGCAGGAAGTCGATGAACGTGCCCTGCACAAATGCGTCGTAGCTGGGCCAGTACGCAAGCAAGCGCTGGGCCGCGCGCTCTGATTGCAGATACCGTCCCTTTTCCAGCTGATAACACTCGCCCGGGCTGTACCACTTGCCAGCGATCACGCCGGCGCCAGTGATGCCGTTGCATACGGTCAAGGGCGCGCCCTTGCCCAGCTTGTCGATATAGGGTGTGCCGATGTGTTTGCCGCTGGATTCATAGAAGTGGCCCAACACCATGGCCACCTTCACACCCTGGCGGGTGTCGGGGTCAGCGGCCACGGCCTGCACATACTGGTCAGCCAGGCCTTGCTCGATGGCGGCCTGATCAGCAGCCAGGTAGGCGCCACCACCAGCCCCCAACGTCAGCACCAGTGCAGCCAGACGGCCAGCGAGAAAGCGGGGAATTTTGCTGCTCATGTGCGGCCTCCGCGCTGGGTACGGTCACGCAACTGCTGGCGTGTCTGAGCGCGCAAGTAGTCGCGGCGCCACTTCCAGATCAAGTAGGAGGCCTGCAAGGCCACAAATGCGATAGAGGCCAGTACCAGCCAGTCACTGAGGGGCAGGCCCGCAAGCCGGAATCCTCCTGCGGTGACTGCCCCAGGCGTGGCGTGATAGGCCGCGCTGGCAATGTCCTGCTTTTGCTCGGCCGTCAGATGCTGGTGGATGCCCAGCAGCGCCAGCATTGATGCGAGAGCTTTTTTCATACCCCGGAGTGTTCCGGGGCAGGGTTCTTTGGTCGAACCCTAGAGGGGTGTCACACAGGCCAACCAGCGGTCACGTCATAGACCTGTACCGCCGCAAGATCGGGCAGCGCATCAATGGCCTCATGATGGGCGCGCTCAGCAGTGAATGAAGCCTGCACATGCAAGGCGATGGCACAGGCGATGGCCTCCACGTCAGCTACCGAAATCGTCACCCAGGCACCGGCCGCCTTGAAGTCCACCGTCTGCAGTCCAGAGCGCCGCGCATTAGCCACCACCGTGGTGATGCGGTTCTGGTCTTCAATGCCTGTGAGCACGCGCATGCCGCCCACCATCACCCCGCCCGTTTCTACGGCCCAGCGCTTGGCCGTTATCCGCTTTTTAAGCGCATCCTTCGACTCCTCCAAAGTAGGCGGTGCAGGTTCAGGCGTTAACTCAGGCAGCGGGATAAGCTCTACCGTCCAACTCCCATTAACCCGCCGAAGTCTCTCAGTTAGAGGATTATGTTTAGGCAGTGGGTCGAGAGTTGCTGACGCAGGGTTGTGGCCAGTAGCAAATGGCGGCAGTTCAGCGGAACCAGCGTAATAGCCGTCATCGTCAAAAGAGTGGATTGTGTTGCTCATGATTTAACGAGTGACGTAAGCAGTTGCGACTAAAGACTTGACACGGTTTTCGGAAGCTGTTGGAACTTGGCGGGAGGCGTCTAAGTTGACATATCGTGGGTAAATCACCCCGGAGTTTGGGTCTTCGATCGAGCCCAGATTCGCGTACTTCTGATTAGTACCACCGTAAAACACACCAGTAGCCATTTCGATAATGGAAGTGCCAGTCACGGAGCCAAAAGTACCGCTGATATTCCGAATCGCATCCTCTTGTAGGTAGCCATTAACCAGCGCAGTATCAATCCCCCTGCCCAAGTCGGCGCTACGAATCACGCGAGCACGGGCGTCTTTGAGTACAAATGTTGATCCAGCGAAACCGTAAAACGCAGCCAAGTCTGGGTGGTCTGCTGTGTTGTAGGTTACGTCTGAACGCAGCTGAATACCGTGCTTAATGTTGGCCGCAGGTCCGTCGCTATAGAAGATCACTCCAGGGCGGTGCCATGGCGCACGCTCATAAGCAGTCCCATTCCAAACCATGTGCCGGTGATGTGGAGCTGTCACCAATATCACCGGCCCCATGTTCGTGGTGGGAACAGTCGTATAGGTATTGTTTTGCGCAACCAACTTTCCAAGAGCAACAAGCAAAGTATCGGCAGCCGTCACTGGTGCGCCCGTAGTGGATGCCAATCCTGTCAGCGCAACCTGAAGTGCATTGATCAGCGTTGCAGCGTCCAGCAAGTCGCCAGCTGGCAACTCCTGTAGACGTGCTGGTGTGGTGTCGGTGCGAAGTACGACAGGACGCCTGTTTTCCATTACAGCCCCACCTGTACCGCAACACCCGCTGCGTCATACACGGGCAAAGTCCAAGTGGAGCCCGCAATCAATTCAATCAAGACAGCCGCCGTATCCGTCTGAAAAACTGGCAGCCGCTGCACCACCCCGGCCAGCACGTCACCCACAGGTAGCTGCTGATTTCTGCCGCCGATTCGGACTATGGGCTTTCGCATCACCATCAGAGCCCCACAAAGCCCAGGTCATCTGTCACCAGCTCCGTCTCGCTCTTGGCCACGCCCAGCTCCTGGCAAATCTTGCCAGCACTGGCCGTATCTGCAGAGTCCAGAGGCGCAGCGATGACCCCGCCCGCAGTTCCCAGCCAGTAGCGTGAGCCGGGAGCGAGCCCTGTCAACGCGGAATTAGTGGTATCCAGCGGGTAGACGGTCGCCTGGCCGGCACTCGCCACGGCATCTTTCAGGTAGCCGTCTGCTTGCCGCGCATTACTGTTGTCCGCAAGACGGACGTTAATAGCGCCCGCATTGCTGTGGAAATTGACAAATTTTCCGGCTCCAATGGCTTCGCTTGCTGGGCAACTAATGGTGTTCGCGCCAATGCCAGTCGGCATCAGGCTCATATCCAGCTTGCCGCTGGAGTCGGTCGCAATCAGTTTCCCGGCATCCGCCGCGCCAGTTGATATGGCCAGGCCAAAAATTTGTTTGGTCTTCCCGGCCACACGGGCCAAGAATCCTTGGGTAGGCTGAGTTGCCATGACTTACTCCAGTTCGATAGGGTCTTGAATATTCAAAAGCAGGCGAGTCGCTGACAGGGCCGTGCCTATCAATACGTCATGCCCGGTCTGGGGTGGGGTCTGGGTCAAGCGGCCCTGAGCACTCAAAAAGACGCGCACGCCAGGCAGCCACTGCCAGCCAGCGTCATCAATGTGACCCATGCGCTGCACATGGATGGGCTGTCCGCCCGTGGCTGCGCTCACCGTCACGCCCAGCAGCGCCAGCACATCCCTCTCAAAGTTGCAATCTGCTGGCCACACCGAACCAAACAAGTCTTCATAGACAGCAAGTAATGCGCTGGTAGCCATGCCCGCAGTACGCTGCATGATCTGTCCGCCGGCAGGACCGGGGATTCCAGTCGGTCCGGGCGGCCCCTGTACGCACTCACTCAGAAGCTGCAGCTTTTCAACTGGCTCCAGCAGAGTGTTGTCGTGGCCAGCCTCCAGCAGCAGTTGCTCGGTGGGAACTTCCAGAATCTCATCGGAGCCCTGGGGCTCCAGCAGCACAACAGTTTCGACCTTCTCCTGTAGCACCGATTCAGTTTCGACTTGCAGCAGATCAGGCATCGACCACCTCACCTGAAAATGGCAAACCCAAGCTATCGCCAACAAACCTGCCACCTACATCAATCACGAGGCCACGAGTCACTTCCGGCGATACCACTACGGAGCCAGTCATGCGGCGGATGACTGTTCCATTGGGGAATTCAATCTCTAGGTCATAGACAGCGGACTGCCAATTCATGGCTGCAGTGTCGGCCGCACTGATGAATAAGTGAATCGTGCCTGCGGTACCGCCCAGCACAATGCGGCCGTTCTCCGTACTCAGACCAATCAGCACCTCGTCGCTTCCAATGTCTTCACGAAAATGGGAGCGCGCCTTGCACCCCGTCAGATCCACAGGCACGGCCTTGGTTTTGGTGCCCGTCAACCAAGTAAATGTCTTGTCGAACGTGGCACCCTGGTCGATTTCAAGTTTGACTTTGTGGGCAGGCATGGATGGCAGTGTGAGTGTCTGCCCCCATGCCGTCGAACCCTAGAGGGGTGCTGTCCTTACATCGACACGCTGGTGCTCATTCCGTTACTCACACCTGCACCGATACCGTTCAAGCTCGCAGCAGCTGCATCACCCACCATCTTGATTTGTGCCAGCGCTGCGTTCGCACGCAACTGCGCCGTTTCCAGCTGAGAGCGCATATTCGACTCTTCGGCCTTGCTTTTAAGCTCGGCGTCCGTGATCGACAGGCGGATGAATGGCTCCAGTGCCGAGTTCTGGGCTTGATAGAGACTGACAAGCGTGCGCGCAGCATCGTTTTTCAGGTTGGTGATATTCGATGCCAGCTGCGAGGCCACTTGCGGGCCCATCATCACGGTCTTCACATACTCGCCCACAGAACTGATGGCCTGCGAGAACTGATCCACTACGGTCTTGACCGCGAAGCGCACGTTCTCCACCTCTGTCTCAAAGCTCTTGATGGCAATGTCGCGGCTGGCCTCGGCCAGCTTGTCGCGGCCGCCTTGGCGAATCAATGCAGCCTCATGCAGCATGGCGCCGGGCGGCAGTGGCCAGCCAGCGCGGGCATAGCGCTCCTGCACCGTATTCAAGTCGCGCTCTGCCTCACGCAAGATGCGGGAGCGGCCGCGCTCCCACAGCGCGGACTCCACCGCATGACTGATGCCGGTGCCACCTTCATTGATGGCTCGCTCGCACCACTTCAGGGCCGAAGCCATGAGAGACATATCCGGGAAGGCAATACCCAGCATGTCCTTGAAAGCCTTATCAATCAGCGCTGACAGCTCGCCATTCTTGGCATCAAAGTACGCCATGGCCGCGTTAGGATCGTCAAAACTCAGGTTCTTGGGCACTTCGGCCGGCATGAATGACTGGTTCAGGATCGGTGCCGTGTAGTGCGGCGCCGTTCCCACGGTCGCCACCATGTCATGGGTAAAGCCCTGAGCGCTGCGAAACGACTCCATCGCCATGGCCCACTTGGCGTTGAAGATCTGCGTTGTTTGCAGCGCGGGGCCGGTCACTCCGGCAGGGATGGTGACAATGGGGGCGATAGGTAGTGTGGCCATTTTTAGATCCTCCGGGTGGACTCGTTGATCACGAAGCGCACCGCATCCACCGTAAAGGGAGCACCATCGACATTAGAGAAAGTGGGCGTGAGATAGGTGCTGCGCAAGCCGCGCCCTAAATCAAACCGCAGCTCGCGCATGCTCTCGCCGTGGCCGCGTGCCGGATAGTCGTAGTCAGCGGGCTGGCCGCCCAGCAGCGCGGCGATATTCAGGCTCATCGCGCCAGCAGCTGCGCCCAGATAGCAGTAGCTTGCGGTCTTGATCTGGGGGCTGCCAAAGTCAAGCTGACCAAAGCCAAAGCGCGCGGCGATGGGCTGCCCCGCATCGTCTGCGCCCTCCAGTAGGAAGAGACCGTTTTCATTCGCCCCGTAGCACTTGTCAGATATAGACATGAAGCTATTGAATTCATAGCTATCGTATTGGGTCGTGCCGCCAGACTGGCGCATGCAGAACACTTCGTTCAGGCCAGAGAGCACGGTCATCGAGCCGCCCAGCACGGCGCGCATGGGCTTGAGCGGCAGCGTCACCACGCCCCGCGCAGCCATGTTGCCGCCCAGCATCAAGCTACCGGCAATCGTCACATCGCCAAGGGCTGCTTCCTTGTAAGCGGCCATTGAGCCAGAAACATTGAGAGTCATGGGCCGTGTCGGCAGCCGGGCGACCGCATGAAAGGCCGAGTTACCCTTGAGCGTCAGGCGACTGTTTCCAAAAGGTAGTTCATCCGCTGGCCAAGCCCGAGCGAACGCAAAGAGCGGCGGCAGCTTGAGCGCCAAGCGCCCAAACAGGCGCTCTGACACGATCATGCTGGGGGTGGGCAACTGCATATCCAGCTGGCCGGAGATACCTACCAGAACATAGCCAGCCGTCAGCGGCGCTGGCAGGGTCAGGCTCAGCAGCGAGAAAGCCGGTGCCGTGATGGCCCCGCTCATAAAAGTCGTCGTCTGGGCGGGCAGCGCCAAGTTCAGCAGCGCGCCGGCGCCATCGCGGGCGGCGGTCCTGACGAGAGGGATGCGAAGGCTCAGAGTGCCGGTAATCTCCAGCTCTGGATCTGCTGGGAACTCTGGAGCCAGACTGCGCAGCACAGGATCGAATATCTCGTCGTCGCCCGCATACAGCGAGGCCTGCAGCAGCAGGGTGCTGTCACCTGATGCCGTGTCAGTGCTCCTGTAAATCTCGATGCCGTCCATGAGATAGCTGACGATGCCGCCTTTGCGCAGCACCTCGAACTGCGTCAAGGCGGTAAAAGCTCGGGCACCGTTGCGGTTTTGGCCACCTTCGATCACACGGGCATAGCCGCGCGAGAGATAAAAGCCGAACCGAACTTGCAGACCGTTGTAAACCTGCGCCCCTGTGTGCCCACTAAGGCCGCAGATCGCGCCGATGCTGCTGGGTGCACCGCGAAACGTCGCGCTCACATCCCCTTGAACAGATGCAATCGAGTGCGCGCCTGCATCCCAACCCAGATGGTAGTCCCAGCGCCCAGGTACAGAGGCGATCCCCTCTTGTCCACGTTCCGCTGGGTAGTGAACCAAAATAGTCTCTTCCCAGCAGGTGTATGCGTAGTAGGACTCGCTGGTGATAACGCCCGAGCCGGGGGGTAATTTGTCGGGAACGTAATGAGCCGTTGTCTGCCCGGTGCGAGGGTCGGTCACAAACTGGTAATGGCCAGGAACCAAGTGGTTGACCACCATCTTGTATCCGCAAACCGTGCGCTTCTCCCACACATCACGCGCAGGACGCGGGGCAATGAAGGGCCGCCCCGCAATTGCAGGGATGTAAGTCTTACCTTTGATCAGTGAATTAGCCACAGCTCATCCTTCATGCGTTCGGCGGTGTAAATCGGCTATCGCTTACCCATGGGGCGCCGGGTGTGGCATTGGCCGGCGCTGCCCCGTCTCGCAGCTTTGTCACTTGCGAGAACTCCAGCAGGTGAGCCCGCGAAGTGATTTTTTGCGGTGCCCGTGCCTTGTCTGACAGTGTTGCGCGCAGCGTCCAGGTCGCACCCAAGTCACCGGACTGGTACAACACATAGCCGAGCCCCGGCTCATAGACGGGAACCACAATCGTGTCTTTGGAGATGGCTCTGGCCACGCCCACGCACCACCCCGGCCACGGCATCGGTGGCTGCCACTGGATGTTCACACCATCCGTGGTGAACAGGCAGCGCGGCGGGTTGTCTCGGTAGTCGGCTGCACCCAAGGGGCGCACAACAAACAGCGCTCCGCCCTTGATAGGGATGCCCACCCAGCCCGCCAAGTAGCCCACAGCTGCAGCCTCCGCGCCATCCCAGCCGCTCTCTCCCGGTGGCGTCACGCTGTCCTCCAAAACAGCCGTTTCAACCACCGTGCGGGATACAAAATCGACCACACCAAGTTTGATCTTGGCGTTTACCGCATGGTTTCCAGGCCTTACCTCCATCACATAGGGAATGGCCATAAGTACCACTGCCTGCTGCGGGTTCAAGGGCACAGTCACCGATGAAAAAAAGTTCACTGCGAGATTGAACGTGGGCGCGTACTGTGTGTGCGAGTTCAGAGACAGAACGGTGTCGGTGAACTCCTGCAAAATTGGCGCGCTGTCCAGGGTTGCGAAGTTCAGGCCACCATCCTCTGAGTAATGAAACTCAATGCCTGGGCACTGACTCACATCGATGGGGTGCGGCAAATCAAACAGGGGGTATTCGGGCCGCATATAGGAACCGATCCCGAAGCGCCCCAAGGGGCTGACCGTAATTGCGGCAAAGTCCTTGGCCAACTGGTATGCAACCGTCTTGATATTCGCGTAAAGCTGACGGCTGCCCACATCCACAACGTAGAAAAAGCAGTACTGCCCGTCGATACAGGTCACACCTGACAACGCCTCGTAGAGCCACTGGCTTTTTTCGCCGCTGCGCACCAATGTCGGAGCCGTCATCTGAATATTGGTCGTGAATTCACTCACCGTTCCCAGATAGGTCTGAGTCGCCTTGATCGCGTAAACATTCCCGTAGGAGGTTCCATTGCGGGACTGGTACTGCACCGCATCAAGCACATAGGCTGGCCAGCCATTGAAGTCCGCAACCTTCTCGGCGTCCCCCTTCGCCCAAGTCATCTTGAGAACGCTCGCCTTGCCGTTGCCGTAGTAATTGAGCGCTGTGGAATTCCATGCCTCGGTTTCGTCGCGCAGCATCACCTGGCCCCGGACACGAAAAACGCCTCGCGCATCAGCGCTGGCCACCGCGCGCACCAGACCATCGGAGAATGTTCCCGAGCTCAGATAGGCATCCAGCTCCTGCTCTGGCGCCGGATCGACATACAAACGCTCACCCACCTTGCGGGAAACAGAGCCATCTGCATTCTTGCGGCGCAGGGCCGGGGTGTCCATCGCGCCGAGCATGCGGGCCTGACGCACACCCACACCAGCGCCGGCAGAGCCTTGCTGATAGGGAAACTTGGAGTAATCCATCCCGCCCTCGCCGCGTTTACAGGCTGGAAGGCACGGTGGCGCTGGCCGCGTCAATCGTCAACGTCGCGCCAGAGGCAACCGCCAGGCTGCTTAGTGCCAAGTCGGAGCCCTGGTCCGTGACAAGCCCCACTTTGCCCTGAATGCGAACGCTCGTGCTGCTGGCACTGCCGTCATCGCTGGGCGACTGGTAGCGAAAGAAAGATGCCGTGCCCGAGTTCACCGCCACGCCAGACCAGACCACACCGGCAGGCTTGGAGACAGAACCGTTGACGGGGCTCTCCCACGCCAGAGGGTCGCCACTGCCATCGACGCTGTAGGTCGCAAGTAGCGTGGCAGAACCAATGGCCGCATCAGCGTCCGCAGGGCGCGAGCCTGCATAGAGCATCAGCACGCAGTCGGCCATGATGGCGCCAGCAGGCGCAGCGCCCAGGGCAGCAGCGGCCGCGTTGTTGCGGTAGGCAGTAGAAAATTGCAAAGACATAAGGGCTCCTGGTGAATACGGGACTTATTGGGGGTTGATCAGCGTCAGGCTGATGGGAACCTTGATCACATCGCCAGGGCCGTAGGTGCGGGGAGAAGACAGACGCTGCACGGCAAGTAATTTGCCCACCGCAGCACCCTTGCCGCCGCTGGACACCAGCGCGAACATGCGAACGGTCTTTTCTGCAGTCATCGTGAACTGAGCCACATTTCCTTGGTTGTTGGTCGCACCACCGGCAGAGCCCTGCTCCACAAACTCAGGCCGGGTGCCTTCGGCATAGGCTGTGATTTCAGTAGCGCGCACGCCAATGTTTGCAGCGGTGTCGCTTTCCTGTGGCTCGTAGTCGCCTTCATAGAGGGCCACATACCAGGCACCGATCTGTACGCCGCCATGCACACCTACGTCCAGCAAGTAATCACGCCCCTCGACGGGGAAAAACAGGGAACTCATACCCATTCCTTTCAAGTCTGTTCAACGTCAAAGCGAGCGGTCAGGACATGCCTTTCGCCACCCCGCTCACGCATCAAGGTCGCGCCCGAGCGCGCACCCGCAAAAACCAGTGCCTCGTCTTGTGGCACGGCCACTTGGCCACCGGGCTTGGCCATCACCAGCCCCAGTGGGCTTTGCCAGTAAGCGGTCTGCTCATGGGGATCAAAGGCAGCCGAGCCGCGCAGCGCACCGTAGGGCAGCACTACCGTGGGTGCTGATGCAAGCGGGTCGCCGGGAATCCAATAGGTCTTGTCTGCGCAGACATACAAACCGTCTTCGCAGGGCTGCACCAGCGAGATTTCTGCAGGGAACGGAATGAAAGCCCGCCCCAAGTTCAGCAGCCCATAGCGGTAAGGCTCGCTCACATACAGCAGCGTGCCGCGCACCGACAGCAGCGAGCCCCGGTAATGCGCAAGCTGGTGACCAGGCGGCAGCTCGGACAGCATGAGGGTGTTGCAGGCCGCGCCGGTATTGCTCAGACTCAGGTAGTCGCCCGGGCCGATTTCATTGAAGACCTCGCCATTGGGGCCGGTCGCATACACCAGAGTGGACGGCGCGAGGCCGCGAAACGTCATCCCTGAACCATCAGGCAAGTCCAGCGCAACAGGTTCGGTACTGGGAGACTCGCCATCCTCACCCAGCGCGGTAAAGCACACCTGATAGCGCCCTGCCGGCAAACTGCCGCCAACGACTTGGGCCACCGGCACAGGATTGGGCCTTGGCGTGATCAGCGCACGACCGACAGCGCCCGCCATGCGCCCAATGCGCTGGCCGTTCGACCAATAGACCATTCCATCGGGCAGGCGCACATAGCTCACGGGGGCGCTGCCCACACCGGGAACAATGACCGTCGCAGTCATGGCCTTTGCATCGAGTTTCACCAGATCGCCGTCGCGCACGGCGTAGGAGCCGCCAGCATCTGCCCACAGCGAGTGGAAGACGCCGGCCAGAACCTCACGGTAACCCTGCCGGCGCTGAATCAAGCCGCCCTCGGTCAGATCCACGTTCTGCGCCACTTGCAGCCAGGAGGCCTTGCTGCGATTGGGTAATGTGGTGTCCATCCGCGTGGGGGGCAGACGGTTGTTCAAGCCCAGGATCGCGCCCATGGAGACTGTTTTACCTGCCATCAGGGGTTCTCCCGTGCGCCTTTGATGGCTGTCCAAAAGACAGAGGGCGCGCCATTCGCTTCCGCGTAATAGGAGATCGTCGCATAGCCGAACTCCGGCTCCAAGGCAACCATGACCAGCTTGTTCGGGCCGCGCACTCCGTTGATGTAGAGCTCCACTTCGTAAACCCCAGCGGGGGCAGGGTCCCAGTAAGACTCACGGAAATAGTCCACTGGATTTGAATAGCTGCTCGCGGACTTCTTGCTGGCTGTCCGGGCTGCGCCTCCATCAACCGGGTAGAAGGTGTGGAGCAGTTCAACCTCCGTACCTTCAGGCACCTCGCCATCGGGCGCTACGCCGTAGTACCAAGACCCGCCATAGTCAACCAGCGAGCCAGAGTGATCTGGGGATAGCGGGGTATCTCGTGGGTACTCTTCCCAATCCGATTTGGCGCCCCAGCCTAAAAGGTAGCCGCTCATGCTGCAGCCCTCTGCTGATTAATCCAGCGCATCGAAAACGCCTGCGCCGCCAGAATCTGGGGGCTGCGGCTGAAGCCATTGGGGTTGCGGTTCCAGATGTAGCCCACACGGATCACATAAACCGCGCCCTGCAGGCCCAGCGTCCAGTACAGCATGTGCTCAGTCCAGAAGTTGCCGCGCGGCAGCACCTTGGCGGCAGCTTGGGCCTTGGCGCTGTCCATCACCACAAGGTGGTGCACCAGCATCGGCCGTTTGGCGTGCAGGTCGCTGTCGTAGCTGTAGGCAACGCGTCGATGGTCCCTTGGGCCGTCTTTACCGATCTCTCGCAATATCTCGTCTGTGTACGCCATCGCCGCGCCCTGCGCCAGCATCTTGGCCTCGCACTCTGCGAGTACGTTCAGATAGTCGTCGGTCAGCTCGTCATCGTCATCGAGGAAGAAACAGTAAGGCGTCTGCACCTTGGCCAGCACATCCAGCCGCGCCGCGTGCAGCTCGGCGGGAGAGCGCAGGACCTGGGTGCAGCCCAGCACCTGCACACCGGGCAGCACCAGCGTGACAGGCTTGGCGGATAGAACAATTGCCGTAAAAAGAGACATGGCCGCGAGTTTTACGCGGCCATGGATTGGAGTCGAACCCTAGAGGGGTGCTAATGTTGAACGGCTGTTAGCGGCCAGAAGCAGTCGTCCGGCACGTGGTCGCGAGCGGCAGTCCCAGGTTGACTGCCACTAAACAGCTTTTCGATCTGCTTACTCTGAACCGGTCACTGAGGGCTGCTGATTTTTGGTCGGTAATATGGCAGCGATTTCAATACTCAGAACACCCGCCATCGGCCATCAAGTGACGATCGATTTCGCGCCCGACACCGGAATGTCGAAGCGTAGCAAGACCCACAGCGGCTCTCCAGCCAACGCGGAATGGGACGTTCCATAGTGGCTCGCCTGATTGGTCAGCATAAGGGGGCGCAGATGGGATGCCTTTTGCCCATTGGCCACTTTTCTAAAGCGCTGCGTTCACACGCGGTGCCCTTTGCCTTCGCCTACCATCAGAACAGTAGAAACAACATTTCCGAAGGAGTAGGTATGGAGAGAGAAGAACGTCGGCAGCTCGCCCAGATGCAAATTCAAACTCAGGCGGGAACCGTCCAAGTAGCGGTGAGGGCGGGAAGCCCGGTATTTATCTTGGGACGCAACGGCACAGGTAAGTCTGCTCTGGTCAATCGGCTTGCGGCACAGTGGGCGGGAAAAGTCGTCTACATGCCAGGGTCACGACCAAGCTATTTCGATAACGAAAGTCTGTCCATGACACCGGCGAGCCGCCGTGATTTCACTACCAGCCAAATGCACTATGACTCCCTGCCAGACACAAGATGGAAATCCATTACTGGCACGGCTCGTAACGAGAAGGCAATCCACGATCTTCAAGCGGCTGAAACCCAGTACAAGCTTGATGCTGCGAATCAAATAAAAGCTGAGGGATCGAGTTCCTTGGCGATTGCTCGACTCCAGGCAGATAACTCCCCGCTGGACATCGTCAACTCGTTGCTGGCTCAGGCGAATCTGGCAGTAAAGCTTACGGTCGCTGGAGGCGAACTAAAGGCGATGCAGGGCGGCTCGCTGTACAGCTATGCGCGCATGTCTGATGGTGAGCGGTCTGCACTTGTTTTTGCGGCCGAGGTGGTTGCAGCACAACCAGGCATGGTCTTCCTGATCGACGAGCCTGAGCTTCATCTTCACTCGTCGATTGTTGTTGCACTTGTCAAGGCACTCATACTGGAGCGGCCTGACTGCGGCTTTGTCGTCTGTACCCACCAACTTGAGCTGCCTGTAGCAGTTCAGGGTGGCGAGATAGTACTTGTGCGAGACAGCGTTTGGCAAGACGGACATATTGCTTCATGGGATGTCGATGTCATCCATGGTTCAGAGCAAATTCCAGAATGGCTATGGGTTGACGTGATCGGCGCACGACGCAAGATTCTGTTTATTGAAGGAAATAATACGACGAGCTTGGATCAACCTCTGTACTCGCTTCTTTTCCCGAAAGTTTCGGTACGACCACGCGAGAGCTGTAAAGATGTGATGAGAGCGGTGGAGGGCCTTCGAGCCGTTGAGCAAGTCCACCGAGCAAAAGCATTTGGTCTCATCGACCATGACGGCATGTCTGCAGAGCAGATGAGGAAGTTCGAGGAGGATGGCATCTACCCGCTACCGATCTTCGCTGTTGAAAGCCTGATCTACTCTCAGGAAGCACAAAGCGCTGTCGCGGCACAGCAGGCAGAGACGTTGGGTATTGATCCCCAGAAAATGCTTGATGAAGCGAAGGACGCTGCGATCGAATCACTCAAGGGACAAGGAAAGAAAGAGCATCTCGCGAGCCGCCTGGCAGAGCGGCGGGTGCGTGACCATCTCTTCTTGGCGATTCCTACACGTCAACAGTTGATGGCGCAATCCGTAGGTGATTTAAACGTTGTAGTTAAATCGCCATACCCCGATGAGCTTGCGCACCTTACAGCGTTGATTGACACATCTGACATAAATGGGATCGTCAGCAGGTATCCAGTGCGTGAATCTGGCGCTCTTAATGGGATTGCTAAAGGTCTGCGTTTCAATAATCGCGACGACTATGAGAGAGCGGTTTTGCGACGTGTTGGAGTGGACGCCAAGCTGCGAGACGCATTGAAGCAGAAGTTGGGCAATCTCGCTTCGCAACTTGAATGAATTTTTCGACAAAGAGTAGCCGAGTAGGCAGATGCGGTGAGGGCGCAGAGCTGTTTCGACTCACTTCTGAAAGGCTCGTAAACTCCGAAATCATCAAAGACTGACTGAGATTTCCGAAGGGTGTACGTCGCAGCCCGAACCCCGCTGCCCTGCGCCGGAATGCATGCCTGAAGTGTGGTGGCACGGTATCGGGTACAAGGGCCAGCCGGCCGTACGCTGTCATCTGTGGCAGGCTCAAGCCGCAGAGTCGTTCCACCGTGACCGACCGCTGACTGGCACTTCACCCAATGCAATTGGGTTGCCAGAAAGCTGCCGCTGGCCGATGCCCGCTTCCGCTGCGCAGTGGGCATCGGTTGACGAGGCATGAACGACTGCAACGGGTCGAGGCTGTGTGAAAACTCCGTCGTGAGCAAGGCAATTCGTAAATCGACCTCTCAGATCGATCCAGGATCGACGATCACGATGTCGGGAATGGTTTTGCTACTACCGAAAACGTGACCTTTTCGCGTTTCCACACAGCCTCGGTCGATCTGAGACATTCGCAGATCGACCCAAGCCACCTCACCCCCAAACCTCCGCTGCTTGCGACCGCATCTGCTCGCGCAACGCCTTGGGTGCAGCCTCCGCAATCCGCTGGGTACGATCCTTGCCCATCTCGCGCACGCGCTTCCACACATCCGGCATCTTCACCACCATGGGCTGATCCGGGTTGACGCGGTTCCAGTCGGCCAGGCGCTCGCGCACCCGCTTCACCGCCGCCTCGTCTTTGCGGAACAGCGCGTCTGCCCATTGCGCCTTGATTTCGCTGCTGGTCTGGGTATAGAAGGACTTGCTGCGCTGCATGAAGCTATTGGCCTCCTGCACCTCAGACACTGGCTTGGGCTGGAAGCCAATGGCTTTCGCCGCGGCTTCGGCCAGAGTCGAGTCGATCACCTTGTAGCCCTTGGTATCTCGGTACATGCCAGTGGCCGCCATGTCCGCACCCTTGGCCAGATTACGAATGGCCGTGGGCGAGATTTCCAGCGCCGCGCCCGCCACATCACCGCCCAGCAGCTTGCGTGCGCCGCTAAAGCCACGACTTACCAGATCACCTGCCGGGCCTGCGATTTCCAACAAGTCGCGCTCGCGGCTGGGTTTGTTGAGGAACAGGCCGGTACCGGGCAATAGATTGCCCATACCCAGACGCCCGGACACATCGATGGGCGCCCCCGGCAGGCCAGAGATACCCTGCTCCATGAAATCGGCCAGCTCCTTGCCCACGGCATCGGCCATCAGCTCCTTGCGCCACTGCTTGCTGCTCAGGTTGTAGCCCATCAGCTGGCCCGCGCCGTCAATCAAGTCTTCCGCGTCTTCCATGAAGGGCAGGCCACCGGCGCCGCCCATGAGCACCAGCATGGCCAGGGCCCAGCCCACCGCGCGGCGCCCAGCAGCGCGCTCAGGACTACCTGCTTCGCCCTGAGTCCACATGCGCTGCATCAGCTCCAGATAGCTGACGCTATAGGTTTTGAAGGTAAAGAGCGTGCCACCCACGGCACCGCGCGCCCATTGGGGCTTGTTGGCTTTGGAATAGACGAACTGCGTTTCAAGCACGGCCTTGCGCGCGAATGCGGCTGGATCGGCCATGCCCTGGTCCTTGGCAATGCGGTATGACGCAATAAAGGTGCTGCGGCGGTTGAACTGCTCAGCCAGCGCGAAGGGCTGACCCCAGAGCACCTTGCCCTTTTCCCACAGATTGCTGGCCTGGGCACGGGCATCGCCGGTCCGGGTGCCGTCACCGGAGCGCAAGCCGCCAGCGCCGCGCGCCTGGGCCATCAGCTGATGCACTTCCTGCGGGCTCACCGTGCCATCGTCCTCGGCGGCCTGCAAAGCCTTGGCCAAGTCATCTTCGTATTGAAACCCCTTGGTACCCATATCCTTGAGCGCGCGCGCCATCTGTGCGCCGGCCTTTTTCATACCGCCGTACTGGCTCAGCCAAGGCATGGTGATCTGGAAAGGCTGGGTCATGTTCACAAAGGCCGAAGCGAGTGAGCCACCCAGGTACTGCGCAAACAGCATGCCGCGCACGGCCTGGCCTTCCTCCTGGGGGTCGCGGATGTAGCTGCGCAGACCCATGGCCAGATCCTTGAGCTCGCCCTGCTCCTTGGGGATCGCGCCAATGGCAGTGTCCATCTTGCCCGCGTTCAGGCCCATGGCCCCGGCACGTGCATTGGAGTACACAAAGTTGGCCACGACCCGGCCCACATCCTGGCTGAAACCCGCAATACCCTGCCGATGGATCATGCGTTTCATGGCGCTGTGGTTGTTCTTGGTCAGCTTCAGGAACTCCTGAAATGCCTTGTCCTGGGCCTCATTACCCTCGGACTTCAGGCCCAGCATTTCTCCGAACTGCTCCAGCGTCTCGGGCGTCACGCCCGCAAACAGCTTGTAGGCCTCGGCACTCATGGTGCCGGTGGTGATGGTCGCGCCCTTGAATTCCTGCGCGAGCTGCATCTTGGCCAGATTGGACTCCCGCTGGCTCTCATACATGCCGAAATATTGGCGCTCGCCATTGGCATCCACCACATCCACGGTATAGCGGCCAAAGCGCGACAGAGGGGCATAGCCCGCCTTTTGCAGATCTGTGGCCGTTTCCATGCGACGTTTGATCTGCTGCATGTACTCGCCCAGGCGGTCGCGTGAGTCCGGGTCAGCCTTGGCATCCTGCTCGAGCGTATCCAGCAGCAGCTGGGCGGCGGCCTCCACAGAGGGCTGCGCCAGCACCGCGTCGCGCATGGGTTCGTACTTCTCGCCCACCACGCGCAGCATGTCGGTGCGTGCCGTCATGTCGATGGAGCGATCAATGGCCGCGCGGGCTTCGCGGTACAGACTGACCTGATTGGCATCGGCCCCAAACATGGATTGCAGCTCAGAATCGCTCCAGACAATGCCCGCCTTGAGCATCTTGCTTTCAAATCGGGAGTCAATCAGCTTCTCAAACTGCGCCAGCGGCAGGCCTTGCCACATGGCCAGCACACCCGAATCGATCTTTCCCTGCTTGAGCAGCATGGCAGCCTTGTTGTGCACCGACAAATTGGCATGACGCTTTTGCAGCTCACCCACCTGGGCAGGCTTGCCGTTCTCGTCGCGCGCCCAGACCAGCGTGCCTTCAAATAGTGGCTTGGCCACCGCCTTGTTATCTGCCGCAGACACCGGCTTTTTGCGATCCTTGCCCAGCATGTCGCGCAGGCTTTCCACACGGGGGATCAGCCGTGGCGCGGCATCGGCCGCATCGTTGGCCAGCATGGAAACATCTTCAATGTTCTGGCTTGCTGCCTCGTACACTGGCTTGAAGGCTGGAGCGCGCTCGCCCAGATGGCGCATGGTGCCCACGGATTTATCCCAAAGCGATACCTTGCCCTCATGGGTGAAAGTCTGGCTCAGCTGATCCAGGGCACTGTCCTTGAGCTCCATCATCTTGGAGCGGCTGAACAGCAAATCATCTGCATCACTGTCACCATTCGCCGCATCGCGCTGCACTTTGTTGGTGTCCAGAGTCAGCAGGCGGTTGAGCTCGCGCGCAACATCCTCAGTTGCCGCCTTGCCCTGCTGCACACCATTTGCTAAAGTAGAGACTTCTCCTGAACTCGTTGAGCCAGACCGTTCGGATGCCTTCTTGGCATCAACACTGGACACTCTCGGCTTCAGGAGATTTTCTTTGAGCGAAACACTATGCAGGTACATCCGCTGCGTGTTGTGGTCGCGGCGAACCAGAACAGTCACGATGTTGTCCTTGCCTGAAATACTCACCGGCGCGGAAGAGTAAAAGCTATCGGTATGACCCGCTGTGGCCCGATACACCAGCGCACCACGCTCAATCACATCCTTGACCGCTGCAAATGCCACCTTCTTGGCATCGTTGGCACCGCCATGCGCTACCGAGCTTTTTGCAGAGCGCGCATCCAGAAGCACCTCACCAAATTCCGGGCTGATGGCTTTGCCTCCCTGTTGGGCAAAGAGATCCGCCGCCCATCGCTCCACTACGGCATATCCACCTGATGGCGCGTTCTTCAAATCCAGGACCGCCACCGGTGCACCCTGCAGCACCAGAGCTTTTTCCAGATCGGTCTGAGGTGCTTCACGCGAGTCACGACTGAACGAAGCAACCCCATACAGATTGCCAGCAGCACCACCACGCTCCACCCAGGCGCGCGCCGGCAGGATGTAGTTGCGGATCAGCTCGGCATCAGTCAGGGCCAGAGATTTAAAGCCCGGCACATGGGTGCGCAGCCAAGTGCGAATGGCCGCCACAGCACGGCGCACAAAGCCAATTTGCGGCGTGTTCTGCGCCATCTCGGCCAGCACTTCCTCGGCGGCCGTGCGGCGATCCAGGCGGTTGATACGACGCAGACCGTATTCCTCGATCTTCGCGTCCACATCCGCCTTGCGCATGGTGGCCACCTGGTTCAGGATCAACCCCAAGTCCTTGCCAAACAGGCCGCGCAGGCCGTGGTGCCCCAATGCCTCATGGAACAGCACGCGGGCCGCGTCGTTGGGCGTCTTGAGCTTGGACGCCATCAGGTAGACCTTGCCCTGGTAATAGAAGCCTTCAGGTGCACCACGGGCACCGCCGCTGCGCTGCTTCAAGTCAGCGCGGCGGGCGCTCTCTGGCACCACGGGGTCTTGCATATCAAAGGCCACGACCACCTCGGGACCGTTGGCCCAGGCCCGGCGAATGGCATCCGCCGTACCCGTCACAGCGCGAACGGCCTCCGCGCGGGCTGCAGGCGAATAGCTGGGGCGCACGTTCATCGCCGGGGCTGCAGCAGCTGCGGCGCTGGCTGGCTGCCCCTCGTTCATGATTTGCAGGAAGCTGGCTACATCAAAGTCCGCACCGGTTGCGGTGTCTGCGGCTTCGCGGCGGAAGCTGGGGGAGTCCATGCCATCCACTTCGCGTACCAAATGGCGGTGGGCATCCTCTGCCTTGAGCAGCTGCAGCCGGTTGGCAGTGCCATCTTTTACGGCTGCACGTAATTGCTTGACCTTGGCCCAAGCCTCCTTCTTCTGGCGCTCTCGACTCTCAATCTGCCCTTGGACCAACTCCTGCGCCGGAGTCAGCTCCTGCTTGCTTCGCTGTGTTGCATGCTTGCGCTGCCCATCATTGGGTGCAGGCGCAGCCTGTGCTTCCTTGGCAGCCTTGGCCTCCTTCATGCGCTGCGGTACCGACTTTGGTGCAGGTGCAGGCGTGGACTCGGTTGCAGGTGCTGATGCCGGCGCGGCATTCGCACTGGGCGAAGCCTTCACCGCAGCCAATGCCTGCTCCACCGGTGCATCCAGCACGATGGCCTTGACCTGCTTGCCTTCCTCGGCTGCCGCGACTGCCTGGTGGTGGCCGTCAATGATGTGGCCATCGCTGGACACAATCACCGCACGGTCGCCAGTCGCGCTCTTGGCAGCCTCGACCTTGGCGGGCGAATACTCAGCCTGCGTGGGCTTGAGCGCTGCCGCGTCCACGGTCGTGGTTTCGTGGGCAATGCCCTGGGCATTCAGGTGCTTGACCAGACCGCCATGGTTGGCAGTGGGCACTTGGGGCATCTCAGCGCGAGGGATGCCCAGCGTGCCAGTCTCTGCCGCGAACGGCTTGGCATCGGCCATAGGCTGGGCTTCTTGTTTGACGGGTGTTTGACTGGAAGCCGGCTGAGGCTTGGTCTTTGCTTCACTTTCGATAGCTGCTTGCGCTTTACCTGTAGGCGATGCCGCCGAAACCGCCAAAGAATCCAGCAGATTGCCGCGTGTTTTCTCGCCAATGTCTGCCCAAGCCCTAGTGTGCAGGTTCTTGCGAGCAATGGCATTCAGCCCCGGCGCGGTGGCCGTCACTGCCTGGCGCTCTACGGTGGTCATTCGGGTCCAGCGTTCGCTGGCTTCGAGCTGTCGCTGGCGCTGGGCTTCGCGCCCGGCGTTGCCCTCATGCGCGATCTGTTCCGTCTTGGTTGCCGAAGCGGCAGCACCTACGCTTTGGCCTGCATCCTTGCCAGCTTGCGTTGCTCCTGCTTGCGCAGGTTGCGAGCTGCCTTGCTGGGTTTGATCGGCTTGAGAGACATTGGCATTCGCTCCTGTTTCAATAGCTGTTAGCGTTTTCTGTGCAAGCGCTTGAAGTGCTTTCTCCAGTTTTGCTGTGCGCTTGTGATTGGGGCCGTAATGAGCAATGGCCTGCTGCAGCTCCTGCTCGCTCATGGCGGGGATCTGCTTGGCCAGAATCTGGTTGATGCCGGTCAGGGGCACAGGGGCGGGCGCGCCCGTGCTCGAAGCGCCGCGCTCTTTCCCGCCAGAGGCTTGCAGCTCCAGACGGGTGAGCTGGGTCTGCAGCGCGTTACGCTGGGCCACCATGTCTTTGTTCCAACCCTGGGCCTTGCCCTGCTGCTGCATGTAACCAATGCTTGCCCGCAGGTTGTTCATCTGCGCTTGCAGCGAGATTTCGCCAGTATCTGGGTCCACGCCTGGGGCGACAGCAGGCGATGGTGCGCTCTCCTGTGGAGCCATGTCCTGTGCCGCGCCCGTCAAGCTGCCTGCTGTGGGTGTTTGCTCCGCCGGTGCAGTCAGGCTGGCTGTCGCGCCGGCATCCACCGCCATGGCTGCCGCTTTGGACAGCGCGCCGGCATTGGGGTCCAGGCCCATGGCCTGAGAGGGAGCCAGCTCTGGCGCGGGAACCGCTGGAGTGTCCGCGCCCAGGTCTGCCGTGCCTGGCGCTGCATTGGGGTTAGTAGTGGACTCGCCCACTGGTGCTGGGGTTGCAACTGGCTCCGTCACCTGCGTCACATCCTCCGGCGTTGCGCCGACATTGCCCATGTCGTCTGCATACAGCGTGGCGTCCTGGCCCATGTCATTGGCCGCGCCCGACTGTTCGACCGGCACACCTGCTGACTCGGCAGTTGAGGGCGATCCAGCTGCAGCCTCTTGCGCCTGAGCCTGGGCCACATTCCAGCCGCGCACCCACTGCGCCTTGGCCACCACGCTTTTGATCGACTCCGGCGGCGTGCGCGGTTCTCCAGAAGCAAAAGCAGCAGCACCCTCACTCTGTCGCTGGGCCGCGCCCTTGTGCGCCATGCCCTCCATCGCGCCAAAGCCTCCACCCATGGGGGCAGAAGCCAAGCCTTCCAGCGCAGCCTGCCCGGCCACGCCCTGCCAGGTTGGCACATCAAAGCCTTCACCCTGCAGCGCGGTATTGGAAGCATGCCGCTCCTGCCCGCCCTGCAGCATTTCCATCGGAGCCTCTTTGGCCGCGCCCATAGCAGTGGAGCGCAGCACACCAGGAGCTGCTTTTTCTGCTACCTCGGCCGCCACGCGCTGGCCGGCCAGGCGCCGCACCGCACTTTCCGCACCGGTACCGCCAGCTGCCGCGCCCAGTACCCCACCCAGGGCAATGCTCCCCGCATTGGGGCCTGCATAGGCTTGAGCTACATCGGCACGCTGGCTGGCATCGGCCTCGCTCCCGCCCGCTTCTAGGTGCTTTTGCTTCACGCTTTCGTGGATCTGCCCCTTGATGCCACCCAAGCCTTGCGCCGCGCCCAGCCCCACCTGGGCTGCACGCGCGGCTATGGCAGGCACGGCGCCACCACCAGTCAGCAGACCAGCCACCAGCGTGGGGGCAGAGGTGCCCAATGCATTCAGCGTGGTATCAATTGGAGCTTCGGCAAAGCTGCCAGCATAGGCCTTCACTTCCTCCCAAGTGCTGCCAGACTCTTCAGCTACTTTGATGATTTCAGAGCGGGCCTGCTTCTGAGCTTTGCGCTGTGGTGACACAAGGTCCGTCAGCTTCTCCGTAGCCTTGCCCAGAACACGTGATGCAGCATTGTCGGCACCAGCCACATCCGTAAGCATCTTGACGCCCTGGGTGAGCCCCGAGCCCAAAGCAATGCCCAAGTCGCCGGCTCCGCGAATCAAGCTTCGTTCAGGCGGCGACTCTCCATCCAAAGTTCCCGCAAATGGCGCAAGGCCCTGAGTGGCAGAGCTTGGCTTATCCAGCTCACCTTGAAATGGCTTGAGAGGCTTTTGAGTCATCCCCCAATGACACCTCACCCCTGGTGGTGGTGTCGAACCCTAGCGGGTGGCACACAAGCTACCGCTCCCCACAACACATGCTGGCTACATGATCCACCCTAATCACTCTAGTGATGCTTCTGCCCCCTAGGTTTTGCGGCAAAAGTTGACAGGCGGGCAGGCCTTCATCACTTTCGTGTTGCGAAAAGTGCATTAATTGCGAATAATGCGTTTAACGAACAAGGAGAGAACCATGAGTCAACAAGTGCTAGAACCAGCGAGCCCAGCGGAAGCCGAGATGGCAGCTGTCGCAACCAGCTGCCTGATAGCCGCTCTGGATCACTCTCGCGCAGAAACCGTCAAGCTGAAGCTGGAGTTTGATGACGGACAAGGCGAATGCCCGGAACTGTTACTCCCCCCCAAGGCGCTTCGCTTTTTTGCCAACGTACTGCGGCAAATGTCCAAGCGCGAGCCCATGCTGTTGGTACCCCAAAAGCTAGAACTGACCACGCAAGAGGCCGCGGCTTTCCTCAATGTGTCACGCCCCTTTGTGATCAAAGAAATTGAGCAAGGCCGACTGAAGTGCCGAATGGTGAACCGGCACCGCAGAATCGAATTTGAAGAACTGGTCAGATACCAGGCTGAGTCGCGCGCACGCTCTGAGGCTGCGCTATCCGAGATTGCTCAGCTCACCAAAGATATCGGTCAGGAGTTGTAATGGCAGGTGCAGCGGGTTTCACAGCAGTTTTGGACGCCAACGTGCTCTATCCCGCTTTACTGCGGGATGTCCTGCTTAGTCTGGCGCAGACAGGCATCTACGTTGCCCGCTGGTCTGTAGATATCGAGGATGAATGGTCGCGCCACCTGATTCAGGACTTCCCTGACAAAGAGGCGTCCATTCGCCATATGACATTGCAAATGCAGACGGCCATACCGGATTGTCTGATCCGCGGCTATGAACCATTTATTGATGGCTTGAACTTGCCAGATCCCGATGACCGCCATGTCCTGGCTGCAGCCATCGTGGGGCACGCAGATGTCATCGTTACCTCGAACACCAAAGACTTCCCACGCGACGTCTTGGCAAGCTACGACATAGAACTGCAAGGCCCTGACGAATTTCTCGTCAACCAGCTCAATCTTTACCCACTGCGTGCACTCGAAGCCCTCAAAGCCATGCGCCAACGCTGGAGGCGTCCCGAGATGTCAGCTACTGCCATGATTGAGCTCATGGAACAGCGTGGCCTAGCCATGACGGCCTCGCACCTGAGCGAAGCTGTCAATTTGCTCTAAACCAGACTGCTTCAAATTGACTAGCACAGGTAACAAAAGCTTAGTTCAATCCAATAAATAAAGGACAGGAAGTGAAGTACGACAATCCAGCTGGACGTCTGCTCGAAATACTGCTCAAGGTGCAGGCGTATCCGAAAAACGCTTCGGCCAGAGATGTCTGGCGAGAGGTTTTTGAACTGCCAGCCTCGGAAACGCTAAGTCCCTTGATGACAGCCAAACTGGGAACAACAATGTTGCTAGTGCAGCAAGCCATTGATCTGCTTAGAGAAGATCATCCAGAGCTCGCTGACCCTCACCCAGGTTGGGCAGTACAAGTTAGCCATGCTTTTCAAGCGCACAACGTACATAGCCACATTGAAACCTTTTCCGCCAACATCTCCACTGACTTGGTAGCAAACGTCCGAACTGCTGCTGTTCTGCTCGATAAAGGCTCGAAGCGAAAAACGTTGTCAGTTGAAAAGTTGGCAGAGATGCGAGAAGCAATCGATGTCGTGCTCAAAGATGTTCTGGAATCCGACGAGATGGATGCAGGACTTCGCAACTATGTTGTGCGCGCTTTACGCAAGATCCTGACAGCGATTGACGAATACAAGTTGACCGGGGCAACTCCGATCCTGGAATCAATTGAACAGGCAGTTGGCCATGTAATGGTTGATCCCGAATACAAAAACTTTTTGGCCAACGCTCCGCTAGGACAACGTGTATTTAACGCTCTCCAAGCAGCCGGCAGCATTGTCACCGTTGCTACTGGCATGCCAGCTCTTACACATACTGCTCAACTATTTCTAAGATAGGAAAGATGCAATAAAAAAGCCCGCCAAAGCGGGCCTTTTTATTTACAAATCAAGCATCATGACGCAATGCAGGCTGTCGGCTTGCGGCGCTCCTCGCCAATCGCATAGTGCAAGCCGTTGCAATGTTGGCCAACTGTTCATCAGTGGCAAAGATGGGGTCTTCGCCATTTAGCCATTTTGGCAGCTTGTCCAGCGAGGTGATCATTTCCCCGTTATCCATTGCTCGCGTGGCTGGCGCTGTGAGCTGATGGGTCATCCGGTCATACGTCAGATTGGACACAAAACGCTTAGTCTTCCAATCCACATCACCTTGCATGACTGCAGCAAAGACAGACCGCTGCACTTGCGCGCCTGCCTGGGCCGACATGGAGAATGCCAAGTCAAGGCGCACAGCATCATCCAGACTCACTCTGGTCGCTGCGGGCTTGCTCTCCACTTCATCACCCGCATACCCATTGGGCAACTTGGCAATCAGATAGCCGCGCGCTTCCTCGTATTGACCAGGGTGCAAAGCCAGATAGCTGTGAACCTTGAACTTGCGTTGCAGTCGCGCCCAGGTTTCCGCATAGTTCTGAGTGCCGGCATCGACGATTGCCTGAACAATCTGCTTTAGGTCCTGAGCTTGGGCGGGGCTGATGCGATCGTAGTCAAAGGTTGATTGCGCGGGCTGCGCCAAACGCTTTTTGACAGCGATACCCTCGCTCCAGTAATTCCAGAGAGCGTCGTCGCATTCATTTTGGTAAGTAGTCACCACTTCGCGCAGCGATTCACGGATTTTTCCAACATTGATTCCGGCCAGCCAACCAAACAGTTTACGCAGAGGCAAGCAGATCATCGACTGAACGCCGCTGATGGTGGGTATTGCGATTTCCGCAACACCCCAGCGCGCTGGGTTTGCCTTGAGCTTTGAAAACTGAGCCGCCCAGTCCAAACCCATGCCAGAAACGATAGGCTTCATCGGCGTGTACGGCTGGCCGTTGTGCTCTACAACATACAACTCGGCACCGTGAAACGGTACTGTGATTGCGCGATTGGCGTTGATTTGCGTAGAATCGTCCATGTTGAATCCTTGTGTGATAACTGGGTTTTTGACACTCAACGCCTCTGGACTCCTACCTCCAGGGGCGTTTCCTTTTTCAGGCTTGCTTTTCATGCTGCAGCCTTTTCCTTTTCATTCCGTACAACTTCTTGGCCGCGCTTGATGAGATAAATGATTTCAGAGTTCATGCTTCGCTCGTTGATTGCGGCACTGGCCTTGATTGCTTTGCGCATACCAGGTTCACTGAAGCGCACAACATACTGCTCCGCCCTAACCTGTGCTGGTCCATCCGACATCTTTGTCTTTCGTTAGAATAGCGACTTGCTATGAATCGAAATATATCGAGTCGATAGCTATTAATCAAGCGATTTATAGCGACTCGCTTTATTGAATTTTTCTATTGTTGCGCACGGAGTTATAGCCATGGAAGAGAAGCAGGCTTATCCATCTGATCAGGCTGATAAGGTACTTGTGCGCATGCCAGACGGGATGCGCGATCGTCTAAAGCATGCTGCTAAGACCAACAATCGCACGATGAACGCGGAGATCGTCGCTCGATTAGCAGCGTCACTTGTCGCCGGTTCAACCGACCTTTATGAAGCCGACTTAAAAACAAGCATGGAGATCGTGCGGCAAGAGTTCGAACACGAAAAACGACTCGCGCGAGCTCAGTTGCTGCTAAGCACGTACCAAGATCAAGCCTCTCTGGTCCGTCGCAGACTTGACAGAGAGATCCAGCTGGTAGAGCACATCGAGGCCCAACTGGCAATTGCGACCAAGCATGGAGACGACACCGCGCCCAGAATCGCGCGTGAACTGAAAGATGCACAGTACTGGCTTGAACGCACCCAGCAGGAGTACGAACTCATTCAGCAAGAGATCGCCAGCACCAAAAGTGAGCTTGAGCACGCACGCCAGAGCCTGAAGAACCCTAATGAATAAACATTAAAACGCTGCAGTCATTTAACACACCGCCCTGTGGAGGGAGCATGAAGATCACGATACTGCAGCTGGTGGGCGGCTCGCTGCTGGCACTGGCAGCCGCGCACGCTCAGGCAGCCAACTACGCCACCTGCCTACTGGACAAGCTGCCTGGCACACAAAACGATGTGGCAGCCCACGCCAACATGCAGGTGTGCTTAGGCAAGTTTCCTGGCGGCATTGAGGCCACTCCTCAAGGAAAAGGCCGCGGCATATTTGGCTTTAGCAGCGGCGCGGAGTGCACTGCCAAAAAGGCTGGCGACACTCGCAGCAACCGCGCAGCAGTCCTGATTGGGGTCGCCTGCAGGAAGCTGTATGACGAGCCCGTCAAACTCACCCCATTCAGCGGGAAGCTCGACGGGGAAAGATAGTCACCCACCCACGAAACGGTTTCCCTTTGCGTCCTCGTACACCGGCTTGCCGCCAGCCGTTCCGACCTGCTTGGTCATACCTGGCGGCAAGGACTGAGAGCTGCCTCCAACTCCACTCACCTCCTGCACATCCCCAGTACGGCTGTTGTAGCGAATGACAGAACCGGCAGTCGTAGAGCCATCCACATTCTTGGTTGCAGGCGTGACTTGCACCTTCCAATCAGCTTCATCTTTGCCCGAGTAGGCGCGCATCTGGCTCGCAATCGCTGCCTGCTCTTCCGGAGTCTTGGCGTTGATATAGGACTCCTGCAATTGCCCAAGGCGCTCTGCTGCTTTAATCTGCGGCGCGCGCAGGCGCTCGTCACTGTTGGCTCGCTGCTGATCCAACGACAGGCGCCGCAAACCCAACCCCAATTGGCCGGATGCGCGCGAACTGGCTCCGGACTCAGCCAAGGCCGCGCGTCCCGTCGCACCGGCTTCGGTCATAGCAGTGCGCTGCAGACCGCCGGCCTGTCGCATGCCTTCTTGCTCCAGCGCACTCGCTCCGCGCATGGCTTCCAGATCACGGCCATCGATGGCGCGCAGCGCTGCCGCGCCATTTGCGGCTGTCTGCTTGTGAATCGAGGTTGCCTGAGTCTCGGCGTCACGGCGCTGCTGCTCAGGGGTGCGACTCCACATATTCCCGTTGCCAGAAGATTGGCCGATCGAGCCTGACCAGCCAGGCTGGCTGCCGCCATTCAGCCCCAAGCCTGGAGCTTCCGGCTCTGTAGTCTCAGTAGAGCGGCGCAGGCCAAATCCGCCCGCTCCTGACTGAGCCAGCGCACCTGCTGCTGCGTCGTTTTGTGCATTGGGCTTGCCAGTGAATCCAGCAGGCAAGCCCATCCCACCTGACTGGTCGCTGTACTGGCCGCGCCCATGGTTGTAGACGCCATCGATCATTTGATTGGCTGAAGCGGCAGGTGTAGATGCAACAGCTGGCGATGGAGCACCAGGATTCACCAGTGGCGGATTGATAGACCCACGGCCAGCGCCAGCCGTTGATGTCGCGGGTGCAACGGCAGTGGCGGGAGTGGCTGCTGCAGGCGAAGCGCCGCCTAAGAGACTGGCCCCAAGCACTGCACGGCCGGCATTGTTCGATGCAGTTGAAGCCGCGTTAAAGCCTCGACTGATCGCGCCGCCCGTCGAGGCGACACGCCCCGCTCCTCCGAGACCGGGTAGCGCAGCCGCCGCATTGCCAAAATTTCGGCCGGCTTCGGTATTGCTCCAGGCATCCTGAGATCCATCGGGAGCAGGTGCCTTGAGGCCGCCTGTCGGAATCTGAGCCAGAGCATCCGCACGCTGGGTGTCCGTCATTCCTATCGGTGCAGTCTTCGGTGTGGAGGTCGGCGCGCTGGATGGCGCACTGCTGAATCCACTGGACCCCGGCAGGCGGTTGCCAGGAAAAGTACTACTGGGGCTTGGCAGCGCGGCCGGCTTCAAACCCAGCCCAAGCTGATCCTCTGGCGCGCCACCATTGGCAAAGAACACCTCGGGCTTGAGGCCCAGTTGGGGCGCAGCTTTGGCTTGCGGAGCGTTAGCGCGTGCGGCATTCAAACCAAACGAGGTTTGCACCGGTGCATGAGTCGCATCCACCACGCCCTGCAGCGCCTGCTTACCACCCATGGCATGCACCGTGTCGGGCGGCAAAACGAACTCACCCGGCTTGAACATGCCGGGGATGGAGTCGGGCGCCTGGTTCTGCGCCTGGGCCAGGGCCGCGCCCTTGGCATTAGGTTGGGGTTTGGACAGTCCGAACATGCGGCACCTTAAAAAATGTAGACCACGTTCACCTGGGGTTCATCATGGCGGGTTGCGCGGCGCAGATCCGCATCAGGCCGCGCACCGAAGTAGCCGGTAAAAACTGCCTCGGCCGAGGCCGCGCGCTGCGGGTCAAACCCATCGGCATCGGGCTGGCTGAAAGCGCGGTGCAGCGCCCAATACACCAGATAGGGGTGACTGGCTTCATGTATCTCCGGTTTGTCCGAGTCGTTGGCCATGGGCTTGAGCGGCAGGCGATAGGCCTCCAGCGTCAGCACTCCGGCCTCGCGCGGCGTGGGCACCACGCGCAGCGCGCGCTCAGTCTGGATGGCATACATCACATCGCAGCCCAGACGCACGCGCCACTCTGGGTGGCGTCGATCAAGCCACTCGCGCGTCACCAGTTCCACGGACTTGCCACTATGGGCCGCCGCGCTCGGCTGCCAGTGCAGGTGCGCGATCTCATAAACCTTGGCATGAAGCTGATACGAGGCCTGACCCGCATTTACCGCAATCGTAGTCACGGCAGGTGTGCTGTCATCGAGCAACAGCCGCCCGCGCACGGCGGCTTCGTCCTGAGCTTCATTGAGCCAGCGCGTTACGGCCTCGTCCTCCCACAGATAAGTCTCAACCTTGTCGGTCGCATCCTCGCGGAAAGAGGCAATCAGCTCACCGAGCGTCATATCAGCACACCCCGTACTGGTCCAGCATGGAAAGCACCTTGGTGCGCATGTTGTCCAGCGACAGGTTCTTGGGAACGACTTGGTTGTAGCTGTCCTTGGCGAACTGTTGCACGCCCTCCTTGTCCATATTCATGATCTGATCGATCAGTTGCTGGCGTTGCGTGTCCTTGTCGCGCTGCTCATCCTGTAGTTTCTGCGCCTGCTCCAGAGTCTGAAGCGTGTCATCTACAAGCTGTGCACTGCTCTGCCCGTCCTGACTGCTAGCAGCCTGCTCATCCTTGCACGAAGCAAACATATCGGCATGGCGCAAGAACCTCTTGGCAATCTGAGACGGCAAGGATCGCACCTGACCTCGCTCGAAAGATAGATTCGTGCCATAGAGGCGATCCACATACGGGCTACGCCGCCCGATGTACTTCACATCGGTATTGATTGGGGTGTTCATGGTGATCCTTAAGGGAACGAACAAAGGAGCGAAAGGGCCGCGCCCCTCGCTCCTGGTGATGGCACTTAGTCAGCGCCCAGGTGCTCACCATTGATCACCACATCCACATAAGCGGCCTTGGCCACTGCCGCGCCCGTGATGGTCAGCACCACAGCGACGCCGGCGGGCAGCTTGGCCAGCTTCTTGGTGAGGGGCAGGCGCAGATTGGCAGCCGCTGACAGATCGATCGCGCTGCCGAAGTAGGCCGGGCTCTGGGGCAACGCCGGGCGATCAACGCCGTCCAGATATTCAAAGCCCAGTGAGGCTTGCACGCCCGCGCCAAAGCCGGTGGACACGATGAGCTTGACCTCATCGACCAGAAAGCCGGGCTGCAAGGTATTGATGCGCACCACATCGTTGATCGCCAATGCGGCCACCGCATCAGAGCCAATAGCCTGGCCATTGGCGGCAGTAGCCAGGACGCTGCGAATGGTCGTGGTATTGCCATAAGGGCGCGCGCCGCCGAACTGATTGCGGGATGCACCAAGGATGGTGATTTTTGCCATGATTGACTCCTGAAGGTTAAAACAAGACAGATGCAGAGGGGGGATCGCTCCCCTCTGCCCTGGCTTAGATGGTCTTGCCGAAGATGGGCACTACCGTGTCAAGCACAGCAATGCCGTGGTCGGTGAACTCCACCTTGTCGTCACCCGTATTCACCGCAAAGCGAATCTTGGAGGCACCCAAAATCGCGCCAATCAGGGCTTCCATCTTGTCGTCGAAGTCGTCGTCCTGCTCCTTCCAGAAGTAAGGCAGGCCGTTGTGACGGCTCTTGGCATAGCCCTTGGCCAGTGCCTGGCCGCCCAGCAAGATGGAGCGATCCACCGCGAACTTGTCACCAAACGACGCGGGCACCAGCGCGCTGGACTCGGCTTCACTGTCGAACTGATCGCAATACATGATCTTGTCGCCAGCAAAGAAACGAATGGGCTTGGGCATCTTCACCACCAGGGTGTTGGACCAGAAGGCCGATTCGGGGCTGCGGAACAAGGGATGATCCTTGGCATTGCGCGCACGGGCCAGAGCCTGCGCTTGATATGCACGGAAATTGGGATCAGTTGCAAAAGCCGTGTATTGCGATGTGGAGACCAGCAGCACCCGGAAAGGACTGTCCTTGGCCATCTCGTCGCCCTCGAACTCCACGGCAGGCGGCGGCATCACCATCTGCTCCAAGTAGCTGCTGAGTGCATCCACGTTGGGCATCTTCATGATGTCGCCCGTGGTCAGATCCACCTCACCGGCATTGGCCTTGAAGCGTTGCAGCGAATCACCTTCAATGATGAAGTGGCGGTTCTTGGTGGGAGCCTTAACGCGGTTGACGACCACCTTGCCAAAGCGCGGATCTGCTGCCAGAGGAATGCGCCAAGTATGGTCGTTCATGAAACCGCGCGCCCCCGCCATGTGCACCAGAGACATTTGGTCTTCATAGTCGTCCATGGCGCGCTGCAGCAGTGGCTTGGCCAGTCGATAAATATCGACAGGGCTGCGAACTTCATCCATGACCGCGCCCAGATCCAGAGGAAAACGCGCCTGATTCACACGCAAGCGATCCTCGGACAGAGAGACGCCTTCACCGCGCCCGGCTGCATATTCGCTACCCATGATGGGGATGCCGCCCACCGGGTTTACGAAGTTCATTTTCAGCTCATCACCACGGCCCTTGCCCAGATCCATAGTCTGGACGATGGGCATGGTGTTGCTGGATTGGTTGTTTAGCGCGCTGGCGGTGGCCTCGATTTTCGGGAACTTGCCCGTCAAACGATTGATATTGGAATGGCGCTTCTGGGTTGCCGAAAACACCCCCATGGCCTGCTGTACCAGCTTCTGCTGGTCTTCTGCGGACGTGCTGGTTTTGCTCATATCAGCCTCAATTCTTAAGATTTGCGTCGGATGAAGGAATCGACCGCATCTGGCGACATGTCGTTGAATGCGTTGAAAAGATCGACTCCGCTCAGCGAATCCAGACGTTCCTGCATGGTTTGAGCGCCGCCTCGGCCACCCGGAATATCCGAGAGGCTGCTCGGGGCTGGCAACTGCAGAGAATCGACTACCTTTTTGGCGGCCACGTCTGGCTTTCGCTCTGGCTGACTCTTTTGACCGGTGGCGGCCTTGTACTGATCGAGCAACTCAATCACCTGCTTTGCCGAGCCCTGATCGAGCACCATGCGAATGGGCTCCTGGGCATAGCTTGGCTGGCCCTTGATCCAGGTATCAAATTCCGCGCTCTCCGCAATGGAGCTCGCGTCAGCATGGGCCTTGGTAATCTGCTCGAAATGAGCTTGGGCAGAACTGCTTTGATGCTGCTGAAGGACCGGTGCCAGTTCTTGGCGCAGTTCAGTCAACAGCTCTTCGCGCAGCTCCTTTCGCATCTCGGATCGACCCAGGGAATTGAGCTTTTGAATGCCCTCCGCCATGGCTTGTTCAGAGAAATCACCAAACAAGGAAGCGTCTACACCGCTGTTCACCGCCTCTTGGGCTATGTCCAGTAGCTTGTCACTTGTCGTGGCCTGTTGGCCGGATTCCTGTCTTGCCAGAGATTGCGCCTGCGCATCGGCCAAAGCCTGACGCGCTTGGGTAGCGTCATGCTCGGCAGCCTCCGCGCGCTGCTTCCACTCACGCTCACCATCTCGGTGTGCCTGAAACTTTTCAAAGGAAATGGTGTGAACACCATCTTTCGCCAGAACCCGCGTGTTGGCAGGATTCAGGTCGGTATCGCTGGGCACATCAGTGGCTTGTTCCACCGGTTCAGCCATTCCAGCAATGTCTTTTGCAGCATCAGTGGCGGTCGCTGGCGCGCCGCCTTCATCCCCGGAACTACCCGAGGTATCGCCATGCAGACCGGCATTGAGCATGTCGGTCAGTTGAGTGCTGTTCAGTACGCTGTCTTGGCTTTCAGAAGAGTCGTTGATTGATGTCGTCATGCTGTCCCACCACTTATCGCAGTAGCCGCAAAGGGCTGAGCACTCAGGCGCTATGGTTTAGATAGCTCCATCTGCTTTCATAACAACGGCTGTAGCCGCTGCACTTCGCCTCGGTTTGCACTGAAGGCTTAGAGAGAAGTGTTGTTGATGGGCTTGATCCGGGCAAACTCTAGTGGGGTGGAAACAGAAAAGCCGCCCCCTGGGGACGGCTCTGCCTGATGCCCTTAACGGTCAAGCCAGGTTGTCTTGCGTTGAAGGCGTTTCAATTCCCTGCATCCCTGTGTCCGCACTCTGAGGAATGGGCGGAAAGGTGGGGCTGGTGTTCTCGCGCACCTCTGACGCCGCGCCCGGCTCCAAGGCCGCGCCTCCCTGAAAAGGCACCGGTCCATCTGGCACAGGGCCAGCAGGGGAAGACTCCGGTGTCGGAAAGTTAGGATCGTCTCCGCCTGGTGTGGGCTTCTGGTAGCCGGCCGACTGCATGATGGCATCCGCGATTGGAGCGATCATCGGCATCTGCGCCACCTGCGCACCACCCTGCATGGCAGAGAAAGCGGCCTGCACGCCGGTCTGCACTGCCTGAGCCATGATCTGCTTGATCTGGGCTTCGGTCAGTCGCTCCTTGAGATCCAGCTCGCGCGCCTTCAATTCATGCCCGGCCTTGACCAAAGCCTCCTGCACCGCCTGCTGAACGCGCTTCTCAACTTGCTCCGGCGTCTCCTGTGAGCCCACTGCCCGCAAAGCCTCAACGATCTGCTTCTTGTAAGGCGTATCCATGAGAGCCACCATGTAGGGGAAGGCTGCCTGCTGGAACTGCGGCGGCATGGTCTTGATGACCTCTTGCATGGCATACAGCTGCTGCGAACGGTAACCGGCAGTGCTGGGCACCTCATCCAGCTGAACCTTGCAAAGGGTGCGCTGTACATCATTGGACAGGTAGCTATAGCCCTGAGGATCGGTTTCAAGCTGATTGAGCGAGATGGTCCGGTCTGGCAACACCGCATCGCCCTCGATGGGCACCTGCTTTGGCTTATCGCCCAGGCTCTTGATGATCATTGCGAGCAGCATTTCACCTATCAACGTGCGCGCCTTGCGAAAATTGCTCATCACAGTGCCAAGGCTTTGATTGGCCTGCTCAAGCTGTGTACGCTCCTGCAAGCCGCTTGTAGCGTTACCACGTTGACCAGTAAATGCGGCTGGCGCTGCAGACAACTGCTCAAACACCGAGCGGCAGTTGTTCATCAGCTGCAACTGCTGCTCACTGAGCTGAACATCGCGCTTGACTTCAAAGCGCGCGCCCTTCTTTTCCATGTGCTCCTGATCCAAGGTAATGTCAGCGTTGCGCCGACCGATCTGGCGCCGGAACTGGGCGTCTGTCATGGCCACCGCGCCCTTTGTTCTCTCGGTGCGGTATGCAGCCATACCCCAGCGCTGCAATGCGGTGCCACTGTTAAGGCTATCTTGCTGGTAGATCACACCACGCACATAGCCATACGGGACGCGGGTGCGGTCCTCGCGGAATCCCCAGAACATCACATAAGGGAAGTGGTCATGGGGATAAGGCGTTGGGCTGTCATGCAGCTTGTGCGGCCCTAGCCAGTAGCTGCGCCGCACTTTGGACACCACCGCACGAAATGGCTTGGAGCGCCCGGTCGCGATGCCGTAGTTGTGCGCCTGGTTCTCGCTGTCGTACTCCACCACCCGGCCATCCGGGGTTTCAAGCAAAGTAGCCTCGACCCAGCGGCGATACCAAAGTTCTGTCAGGCACAGCTGCTTGCTCACCCGGCTATACCAGCGCGCCTCCTCAATAGTGGAGCTTCGCCCCTCCAGCGAGGCATTTTGCAAGCCCGTGGATGCTCCGCCCTGACTGGAAAAACGACTGTTGAACCCTTCGTTCCACCACTGAGCGCCATGCCGGCCGCACTGCAAGATCAGCTCCCGGTGTTGAGGGAAAGCGCGCGCGATTCGATCCGGCAACAGCCATTTGTCGCGCTTGAAGTAGCGCGCATCCGACAGATCCCATTCCTGCGCCTGCCAGTCCCAGCGCACTTCATTACGGTGTACGGCTGCGCACTTGAAAGGGAACTTGGTCGGATCGCTCTCAAACTTGACCTCTACACAGCCCAGACCCACCCCGACCTGGGGGCGAAAGGCGTCTGAGCATGCGTCGTCTGCTTTGGACTTTCGCTCTGCCTGGTTCAGCTCTTCATTGAGCGCCTGAGCCACATCATCTGAACTCTCTTGCCCGCTATTGGCCGACACACGCCAATCGGTACGCGTGGTGGTCTCATAGCCTTGCAAGGCCAGCAGCATGGGGCCGATACGGTCCTCGATAGCTGGTGGGATGCCCTGCTCTTTCATCGCTGCCAGCAACTCGGTATCGAGCTGATTGCCATCGGCATAGTCCATTTCCTTGTCCGCGGTCGCGCGCCATCCCGGCTCCTCGTCCATCTCCCTCAGCCACTGAGTGAATTCCTCTTGGGTAACCTCCAGCGTTTCAGGAGACTCTGTGCCAATCTCTTGGTCTGCTTCAGCAGTATCGGATTCATAGGTATTGTTCAATTGAGCCTCCAGTCGGATTCATCTGGTTCTTCATAGTCGTCGCCCGCGTTTGGAATGCCCGCCATCTGGGGCACCCAAAGGGACACATAGCGCATGCAATCAGCGCCATGGCTGAATTCGTCGTGTAGCGGCTCCATGGGCTCATTGGTGACGGCGTGAATGCGCCGTTGGTAGCGCTTAAGGCATTCCAGCAGTCGAGCGGTCTTGGTCAGATCAAAGTAGCAGCGCGGCATCAGCATGCGCACCTGCTTGATGCCCTCCTCCACATCCGTTGCCCGCTCCTGCGACCTAACGGATCTGCGCCCCAGTTCGCGCAACACCTGCTCAGAACTTTTGCCGGTCTGGATGTTTTTGGTCTTGCCGTCATGCGGCAGATAGTCCGTGCCCCAACGGAAGGGGAGCTTCTCCAGCTTGGCCACGTACCACTCCAGCGTGCGGTGGCTGTCCTCGATGTAGCCGATGATTCGCACGTCTTGAGGGCCGCGCTGCACCAGGGCAATGCTCATGGCATCGTTCCACCCCAGATCCCAGACCGTGTGCACCGGTAGCGTTGGGTCATAGGGAACGTCGCGCGCCCGGTGGTCTAGGTACAGCGACTCCATTTCATGGCGGTAGATCGCGCCGGCTGCCACGCGCCGCGCCTTACCTTCCCAGATATGGGCGTAATCGTCGGCCAGCATGGTGCGCTTGGCCTTGCGCCGCTCGTCATCCAGCACGCGCGGAAACCAGGGGTTGTCGCGCCAGTTGATCTCGACTACCCAGGTATCCGGGCTGGGTGTGGCAATGAAGCGCTGGTAGGTTTCATCCGTCTCCATGTCCGGGTTGAGGGTCAGCCATATCTCGCTGCCCTCTTTGCGAATCGTGGGTATCAGGGTGTCCCAGCTCTTCTTGGTCACGCCGTGGGCTTCTTCTACCCACACGATGTCGCAGCCCTCAAAGGACTTGATGGAGTCCACGGTGTGGCTCTGCAGCCCCGAAAACAGGAACAGCGAGCCATTGATGCCGCGCACCTCGGTTTCCAGCACCTCGAAGAAGGCATGCAGGTTCAGCCGCGCAATCACATCCTTGAGCAACTGGTGCACCGACTGCTTGATGGACTTCTGGATTTCGCGGGTGCACAGCACGCGCAAGGGGCGGCTGGATGCCATCACCAGCAGCACGGCCGCCACGGTCCACGACTTGCCGCCGCCGCGCCCGCCATGCATGACCTTGTAGCGCTTGGGCTCCCAGATGCCGGCTAGCTTCTCGGGGATGGCCAGCACCGGCACCTTAGGCATGCCTTGCGCTGTAGAAGGGACAGGAGCGAGCTTCATTCCTGCTCGTCCTCGTCTGGCTCATACACCGGCGCTTTCACATGCACGATCTGGATGGCGGGCGGCACATAGCCCACAGTGCCTGGTGCGGGCTCGTCCTTTTCCTTGTCATCCATGCCAAAGGCCGTGCGCTCCATATCCACCAGCATGCGCAGACTCTCCGAAAGCGTCTTCATGGTCTTGGAGCGCTCAGGCAGGCTGATGACCTTGTGGTACAGGTCGTTGAGCCGATCAATCCCGTTCTCATCGGGGTTGCGCATGTTCTCGCCCAGCTCCTCCAGCAGGGCTACGGTATCGGCATCTGCCTGCTGCTCCAGTTCGTCCAGCAGCGCGTTGGTGATGCGCCGGGCGCGGTGAATGTCGCGGCGGTGGGCCAGGCGCACATCGGCAATGGCCTGTGCATTGGCATCGACTACGGCCCGCTCTGCAGCTCTGGATTCCTTGGATACCTCGCTGGATACTGCCGCTTTGGATACCAACGCATCCGCCTTGCGCTGGATTTTGTCGGACAGATCACGCTCCCATCCATCGCGTTTTGCTCTTTTGTTGATAGCACCATGCGTAATGCCGTTCTCATCTGCGATCTGGCGTAGCGTCTTCACACCCGCACGGTAATCTAGCTCGATGCGCTCCCAATCCGCAGGCGCGGCTTTGCCAGCGGTGCTTGGTGAGGCCGCTGGCTGGGTACGTTTTGGGGGTTTGGATACTGCCTCTTTAGATGCCATACCCCAGATGCTGCGGGGCATAGCCTATGGTGTCGAACCCTAGCCGGGTTAACTAAAGCTAGACAATGTGTGCCGATGACGACCATGAGCAACCACTCATGGAACCGCGAATCTGGAAACCGCCTTCAATGCCTTGCTTCACATCAATAAATCACCCACTTTTAATAGCGACTCCAGCCACAATATCTTTCGAGCTGATTGCAAATAATGCGTTCAGCTCTGATAAACAAAGTGCAGGCAACACTTAATTCGTCCTGCTTTAATAAATGGAGAAATTTTTGAAAACAGATAACCAACTGACAGTTAGCACATTGCGTGAGGGTCTCGAATCCCTTGGAGCAGGGGAAATGGCCGATGCAGTGATTGCGGGCTATCTCTTAAAGAGACTGAAAGATATAACAGAAGCAAGCAGCAAGGAACAAGCTGCAGCTGAGCTTGAGAAATTCAGTAACGAGTTGAAGGCTGACGAGAAAACTGCTGAACTCGCAAAGATCGCAGATTTCTTCTTACTCTGTATGGCATTGAATAAGGAGTAATCCTTTTTGCGTGCGCAATTACTGCGCACGCACTTAATCTACTGGAGCGTGCCCCTACTGGATCAATTCAAGACTCTGCTGAGCCACATTCCCTGATTGGGATGCCTTCAGAGCCTTATAGCGTCTGTCCACTTCCTTCAGTTGCTGCGCCATCTCCACCATCCGCGTCTCCATTTCCTGCACACGCTCCAGCGCAGAAGCCTCCAGCGCCTTACCTGCCAGCATGGGCGCCAGCTGACGCGCCTCAGCAGGTACCAAGGTCATCACCTCGTCGCCCTTCTCAATCTTGTAGATGCCGTTGGGCATGACCGTGCATGAGACTGCTTGCGCGGCCACATGCTGGTGCATTGGCCGGTAGCACTGCTTCTGTGGGCTGATCATGCCCTCGCCTCGTAGCACCTTGATGCGATCATCCACTGTGGTGGGCTTCAAGCCTGTCATGGCAACGATGCGCTCGCGCGTTGGCTCCCCGCCAGCGTCGTTGATCTGCCTGATTGCCTCAAACACCAGCATGAGCGTAGGCGTTTCCTCCGTAGTCCCCAGATCCACGCCTCCATCGCGGGCGCGGTGTGTTGATATTCCAGAGGTTCGCTGTGCTTGTGTCGAATTCATTGATGCTCCAGGGTTCTCGGTTCTTTATGCTGCTCGCGCCCACAAGGGCACCCTCTTGGGCCAGAGCCCTGCTTTCAAAATCTGATCGCGTGTAAAGCGGCCGGCTTCAATGCCGTACTCACGGTGGGCCTCACGCCCTCCGCTCTCCAGTAGTCGGTATTGGTCATAGGCCACATGGCAGCCCTCAATGCCTGGACGGCTGCAGCACAGTGGAAAGCCCGTGCGGTCGTCCGTCTTGAGGTTCAAGCCCTTCCCCAAATTCAGGTGGGCGTGTTGGCTATAGCCGCTGATGCCGCACCACAGGCAAGGCAGCTGGGCCACTAGGCGGCGGTAGGGCTCGCTTTCGACCGCGTTCTCCTTGGCGATCACGATGCCCATGACTCCTGCGTCCTGAACCATCCCCACGTTGCTGGGGACCAGGCTGGCCGTTGCCTTGGCGCTCTCCATCTGGCGCGCTGCTCTCTCGGCAAGGCGCTGCTCGCGGCTATCAGCCTGGCCGGGTTCGTAGTGGTGTCCTTCGTCCTGCTCGTGCTCCTCAGCACAGCGCCCAGCGCCAGCCCAGTTACCGCGAGACTTGAAGCCCTTGCCGGGGTTCATGGGGGTGCGGCGCATCAGCATGAGCCAGCTCCTACGACACAAAACCGTGACGCGCGAAGTCGCGCTATGGCGCCACGAACCAAAGTGCTATTGCACCGTTTCATACGGCGCTGTCGAATCAAGTCCTTAACAAGCCACTTCCATGAGAGCTCTGAAATCGGGGCTTCATTCAGCAATGAATCCAGCACCCAATTGCGGCTAACGCGCCAGGTCGGTGACAGTGTGCTCACGCTCAGCATCACGGATCTCAAAAATGCTCTGTCCACGTCAGCATGTGCTAATTTCTGCTGGTAGTCGTTCATGTTCGCGCCCTCCGGTCCAGGCGCAGGAACTTGCGCAGCTCCTGCATGTTTTGATGGGATGCGGGTTTAACGGGTGAGCGCACCGGGTCAGAGGTCCGTGATTGGGGCGCAATGTCTCGGATGGGGATGAAGCGAACATCGGCTACGGTGGCCAGCAATCCACACTGGTTGAAGGTGAGGTCAGCCTCATGCACTTGCATGACTTCGTAGCTTTTCGCGCCTTCTGCATCCACGCCGGTGGTGTAGATGCAGATGCGCCCCAGCTCCTGCTCCAGGTGCTGCAGTGTGTTGGGGTGAATAATCATCGTGTAGGGCTTCACCATGCTCGCCCCCAGTCTTCAACTTGCACCAGATAGCCGTGGTCATCCATCACATACACCAGACGAGAGCCAACCTCCATGTCGATGCAGCAGCGGTTTTGCATGCTCTGGGTCTTCAGGTAGCGGCCATCGGGCAAGCGCTCCAGCTCAGGCTTGATCAGGCGGGTAATCGTTGAGCCAAGGGACTGCTTGCGCTGGCCTGCCAGGGGCACGGTCTTGCCAAAAAAGGCGGGGTTGAGTGCTTTGGTCACTTGGTGAGCCTCACTTCCAAGCCCAGCAGGGCTTTCATCAAGTGGCGCTTGAGCTTGAACTCGGGCGTGAGCACACCCTTCACGTCCTCGATAACATCCACGCCCTTTTCCACATACACGAAGTCAGCGATGTAGCGAATGGCTGGCTTGGCGCGGTTAGCATCCGCAAACTTCACAGATGGCACCAGCTCATATGCCACCTGACGGCGCAGGTCGCTGATTTCTCCTATGCGCAGCTGCACGCACAGATACTCCCAACGGCGGGCCTCGGCGCGGCTGTCAAACTTCACGCCATCAGCCGTGGTCGTCTTCTTGTTGCCGTACTTGGCTACGTGAACGGCGTCAGGTCGCCCGGGTGTGGTTTGAACTTGAGGCGCTTGAGCTCGTCCTTGACGACTTGCCGCATTCCCAGCCACAGGCCGTGCCCATGTGTCACGGATGCCGCGCCCTGTGCCATAGCCTTTGGCGGCCAGTTCTCTTTCCAAGCTCATGCCGCACCACCTTGCTGATAAGACTGAACGGCCTGGGCTGCCAGGCGCTTGGCCTGCCCCAGCTTTATGCGCTCGAGTCGGGCTTGTGCTGCTGCACGCCGGGACTTCTTGCGATCCGCTGCTTTGACTCCGGCCTGAATCTCGCGGATCTTGGCAACCACGTTGGGTGCCATCAATGAGGAGGCCTGCTCAGGCAGTTGGCTGGCGCTGCTGGTCAGAAGGGGGACAAGGCCTGGGCCGCCCTTCTGAACCAGCTTGAAGGGACGCCCTTGCGCGTCGTAGCCAATGCGTGGGGCCGGGGCTGCCAGCGCAACCAATTGCCCGCCCACCGTGGCCGCTTGCGCAGGAGACAACACGGCCTGCGCCTGCTCCAGCGATAGCCTGCCCTCCTGATGGGCTTGCACCACCACCTGCAGGCGGCGATCAGCATCCCAACCCACGGCAATCCGGGGCTCTGGGCGCTTGAGGGTGTCGCGGGCCTGCAAGGTGATGCGCTCGTAAGCGTCCTTGAAAGCCATGCGCGCTCCCACCAAGTCACGGCCCTGAGCCATGCTGGATGCCGCCACCCAGGCCTGCTCAATCTCATCAGTCCAGACCACAGTTTCCTGCTCGTCACGAGAGCGCAGCGCCAGCGCCCAAGCCTCATTGACTCCCAAGCGGCCTTGCAATGCGTCGAGCTGGTCAAGGATGAGTTTGAGCGTCAGTCGGCCCGTGCACTCCATGCGGGTACGGCTCAAGGCGGTGCGCAACTGCTCCTTGGGGAAGGTGGAGAGGTCAGCGGCCATCAGGGCTGCAGCGTTCTCGCTCAGGGTCTGGCCCAATGCCTCGGCTGTAGCAGCCAGCTCGTTGGAGAGCCATACGATGCCGGCGTCATTCAGCATGGTCTGCTCCTTGCTGTACGGCAGCAGCGCGGCGGGCGGCCACGATAGCCATGGCCTTCTCGGCGGCACCCTGGGCTGTATTGGCGTTGCTGGCCGTGCGGTCGGTCTGGCGTGCACCCTCTGCCGTCACTGCCATGCCACTGGCCCACTGCGTGCGGTAGGCCTCGCATTGCGCCAGCAGGTCGCCAATGCCGTGGCAGCGGCGAACCACGAAAGCCTCAGACACCCGTTCGACAAAGAACCGGGCCACCTCCGGCGCTTCAGCACCCAGGCGCTTGACCAGGTTCACCACCGTGGCGTTGCCCTTCGCGTTGCGCACTGCCTCGGTTTCGTATCGGACGAAGTAGGCGTTGGCGTATGCCTCCCAGGTTTGGCGGCAAAGTGCGGCGAATGCCTCTTTGCGCTCTTCCGCATCAAGCCCAGCTTCAGAGGCTCCGGCGACGGCGGCGAGAGCCGTCGTGGAAGAAATATCTGCAGTAGTCTCTGCTGTAGTCTCTGTAGTAGTCTTTCTTAGTTTAGTTTGCGACTTTCCCGCAATCCTGTTTGCTGGATTCCCGCAATCTGGCGCGCCGGATTCCCGCGAGCCTGTTTGCTGGTTTTCCGCATCCTTGTTTGCGGGATTCCCGCAATCTTGTTTGCTGGCACTGCCCGAGGTCAGCAGTTGCTCCAGCTTTTCAAAGTTGACACGAAAGTACAGCTTGGCAGGAATGCCCTTGCGGTCCTCTTCCATCACCCCCAGCGTCAACAAACGCTTGCGGGCAGTCTCCTGCTCAGCACGGCGCAAGCCCGTTTCTTCTTCCCAATCCACCTGGGTTTTGAAGAACCAGCCCGTGTCATCACCGCTACGGCGTGACCAGTAAACAGCTTGGCTCAACAGCAAAGCGCCTGTGATGCCTGCGCCTAGTGCCACAAAGGCCCGTTGGAAGGCGATAGGACGGTCAAGATAGGTAGCGATAGTGCTCATGCCTGCACCCCGCTTTCCAGCGCCAGCGCGGCCTTGTGCTTGCCCCACAGGCCTGCAATCCACTCCACGCCCTTGGGGGTGAACTTGGCTTGGGCATAGGCATGCTCGTTGCGAGGTGCAGTGCCAGTCTTCACCTTGAAGCGGCCAGCAGCCAGATGCTCTGCATGGGGTGTCATCTTCCCGGCCAGGCGGTACATGATCTTTGCCCGCGCCAGGAATTCGCTGAATTCAAGCTCGTTGGCTCCCAGCAGCTTGCACACCTCGCGGAAACCTTTTTCACCGCTTGTGGCCGCGACGTAGCGATCCACAAATGCCACCTTGGGCGCGGCCAGCGCCAGCTGCTCCTGCTGGGCTTCAATCTGCTCGGCCTGCTCTGCAGCCAGGCGCAAAGCCTGGGCCATGGTCTGGGGCAGCTTTGGTGCCTGCTGGGCCTCTAGCTCCTGCCAGCGCTTCACCACCTTCATGCGCGCCACAGCGTCATAGCCCAGCAGCAGCGTCAGGCTGGTGTCCTTGTCCAGCAGATATTCGTCGTAGGTCTGGCCGTTCTGGGGGTGTATCCACTTTTGGATAGACCCACCAAACATCGCGCCCAGCTGTCCATGCATGGCACGCAAGTCGCGCATGACGTGGAAATGATCCTTGCCAGTCAGATCCGCAAGCTCGCGGCTGCTCATCGTGATGGAAAACACCCCATGCGAAGATTGATTCGCCAAAACTTCACTTCGCATAGGAGCCTCCATGAGCTTTCAACCAGTCGATACACGCCTGATCGAATTCACCTGCCCTCACTGCAGCCACCAATGCGGCTGCCTCCTGGGAGAGCTTCGGTCGAAGAAAGAGACTTTTTGTTCCGGGTGCTTGCGGGTCTTCGAGATAGACACCACATACCTGGATCGAGACATCGAGACGGCCATAACCAAGTTCGTCCGCCAGCTGCAAAGCCTTTGACAGAACTTCGATGTCTTCGTCTCGGTAAGCAATTTCAGGGGGGAGATTCAGCCAAACCTCTGCTCTGAGGCTTAACAAGCGATGACGAGGCATTTCTGCCTGCTCGGCTATCTCGTGGCTGCTCATCGTCAGCGGTACGGCCGCTGGTGCCATTGTCGAAGTCAGATTCATTGCTTGCGGTCCCCCAACAATTCGGGGGCCCCAAACGGACCTATGAGCTGCGTCATCGCGTCGATACGCTTGGCGTCATGGTTGATCTTCTCCAACACCATTTGCCGATACGTTTTGCCATGCACCAAGGCATAGATGCAGTCACGCAGCGCGCTGGCAGTGTCCTGACCACGCGCCGAACACTGCTGCAGCCACAGCTCGTAGGTGACTTCATCAATTTTGGTCTTGGCGTCGCAGGTCAGCTTACCCAAAGGGCCGGCAATGCCTCGCGCAAACAAAGGGGCGTCGTTCTCTGCGTGGGTTTCAAACTGGTTGTGCTCAGTCATTGCCAACCTCCCTGGTTGAGGTGGACGACTGGGCCAGCTCGGGCCAATAGACCTGCCAGTCATTTGGGCGGCAATCAATTCGGCTTACCGAACCATTGCTTGCGCGCTCAATTGCAGGGCAATAGTGAGCAGGGATTGACCGGTCGCCGCTGCACCAATCGGAGAGATCTGAGGCATGAGCACCGATCTTTCGCGCAAATGCAGACTTACCGCCCCGCTCTAATGTCTTGAGGTATTCCGATAGCTTCATTTGACAAATTTTAGCCTCAGGCTAATTCATGTCAATAGCCTAGTGCTCGTTGCCGCAATTAGCCAATTGCTAAATACTTAACTCATGCAACCCATTGACGTCACGCGCCGCGAAAACTTAGGTCGGCTTATAAAAGAAGCAGGCAGCCAAGCAGCACTCTCCGACGTGATAGGCAAAGCCCCCGCCCAGATCAGTCAGTGGCTCAATGCCTCCCTCAACTCAAAAACTGGCAAGCCTCGGGTAATGAGCAACGCCATCGCGAGGGAGATTGAAGCCAAAACAAATAAACCAGAAGGCTGGATGGATCAACCCTCCAGCCGCGATCAGTTGCGCACCCCTGGCGGATCCAACGCGGAATTCACCCCCCTTGCAGGCGTTCGTCGCGTCCCTGTTATCTCCTACATTCAAGCCGGAGTGTGGACAGAAATTGCAGGCGACTTCCAACCAAGCGATGCTCATGACTGGCTGATCACCAGCGACAAGCACTCCGGGGAAACGTTTGTGCTGACAATTCGTGGCAACTCCATGGAGCCCGACTTCAAAGAGGGAGATGCCGTAATCATCGACCCCTCCGTCAAGCCTCGGCCTGGCTCGTTTGTCGCCGCCAAGAACGGCCGCGAAGAAGCCACATTCAAAAAATACCGCCCACGCTCCATTGATGTGCTTGGCAATGAAGTGTTTGAACTTGTTCCCCTGAACGAGGACTACCCCACCATGCGCTCAGACGAGCAACCCATTGAGATCATCGGAACCATGGTGGAGCATCGCCGCTTCTTCAAATAAAACCACCTCCAATCACCATCAAGCCCGCTGCCGCGGGCTTTTTTTTCGCCTGTAGCTAACAGCTTGCAAAATTAATTTAGCTTTAGGCTATTGACACAAACATTAGCCTGAAGCTAAAGTTCATCCGTCGCAGCAATAAACCGCAGCGATGGGTGCCAAGTGATCGAGCCGCGCCCCTAGCCCTTTAACAACAGAGCTTGAGAACAGATTGGTTGAGGTGGTCGCTGAAAACGCGTAAGAAGTTCAGCGGGAAGCAGGACGGTTGCCCGCCCTGCCCCACTCGGTCACAGCATCAAAAGGAACACGACAAAACCTATTGCACGAATGCACTTGGCTACATCGATGTTGATGCTCACACGCACAGAAGTCTTCATTGGATTGCTCCGGTGAAGACCCGTGGCCACGGGTCAATAACCCGCTACGACTTATTACGCGCCGTTGCTAGCGCGGCCAGCCTCTTACCGCGAATAGGAGTCTGGCTTCGGCTCAGTACTTGTGGCGCCACTCTTGTCGCCGAGCAGGCAGGGACATCCATCCCTATGGCATCACCAGCACTTCACCTTAAGCGGCTTGACGAGCCGCAGTGGGCGTTGTCGGGCGCCCAGCGCAAGTATCGCAGATGACCACCTCATCCAATCTGCTCTCAGCTCCAAGGATGCCTATGTAGTTCGCCGCACCAATGCGCGGCGTCCCCAGGCACAAGCACCAGCGGGCATGGCCGCTGCTCTGCGCGGGTAGTCCTGCCCGTTTCCAGTCCTGCCAAAGCGCGGTACACGGTCAAACAGGTGAGGTTTACAGGGATACCAAGAACAGCAAAGCCCTCTGCGCAAGCAGCGCCAGCCCCTGAGCGACATCAGGGGCACAAACCATAGCCTTGCGTGCAGGGCTGCGGCTTGAATGCAAGCATCAGAGTTTTTGCATGCTTGCAATTCTTAGAAATGCTCGCTACATTGCAAGCATCAAAACTTTAAAGAATGCTTGCAAATGTCTGAGGAAAAGAAACCGAAACGCGCCGCGGGTGCTAAGGCATTAGCGGCAAAGATGACTCCTGAAGAGAGGGCGAGTAGAGCAAAGAAAGGTGCGGCAGCCAGATGGGGGCTCAAGGCTACTCACAAAGGTAATTTTCTTGAAGCCCTTGGTGTCGATGTTGACTGCTACGTCCTTAATGACATCGAAAAAACTGCAGTCATTAGTCAGCGCGGCATGGCTTCGGCGCTACAACTTGGCGGCGGTGGTGGCACTGCACTTCCTCGCTTTATTGAAGGAAAAACGGCATCCAAAGCCCTGGGTGCGGAAATCTCAAAAAAGGTAGCTAGCCCTTTGATTTTTAAGGGTGACATCCCGGGGGTGAATGCCCCTCCGATCGGTGACGTCCATGGATACGATGTCGGCCTTCTGATCGACATTTGTAAAGCTCTTGTTCTGGCAAATGCCAAGGGAGAGATGCTCAAAAGCCAAGCCAACATTGTTGCGCAAGCGAATGTCATATTGGCAGCATCCGCCAAGGCTGGGATCCAAGGCCTTGTATATGCATTAGCTGGTTACGATCGCACAAAAGAGGAAGTCATCGAAGCGTACAAATTGTACGTACGCGAAGAGGCCCGGGAGTACGAAAAGGAGTTCTCGCCTAACTTGTATGAGCAGTGGTATCGACTGTATGGGATTGCTCAATACGAGCGTGGTCGCCCGTGGGAGTTTCGCTACCTTACTATCGATCACATCTATAGGCCGCTTGCAAACAGTCACGGGAAGGTGTTCGACTTGGCAAAGCTAAACAAAGCTGAGAATGGTGAGAAGGGTGAAAAAATTCACCAATTTCTCTCTGAAATCGGCGTAAAGGCTCTGCGCACTCAAGTCGGCATGATTCTTGGTATTGCAACCGTCTCGGATACGCGGGAGCAGTACGAAAAGTACATCACCGAAAAAGTGTACGGACAGAAAGAGCTGAAGTTTGATTGACAGCTAGTCTGCCCAGTGCAGGTTTTCTTTTACCAGCCACCCCTTGAGGTGGCATTTTTTGCGTCCGGAGATTCTGAAATGTGAGCGAGTAGCCAGCATGCGGCATGCATGTGCCCTCCCCCGCAGGGCTAAGCGGGGCCAAAACAAAAGCGTCTTCATCCGAGGGCGCTTTTGTTTTTTCAAGGAGCAAAGATGCCAAATTGGGTCACGAACAAAGTGCTAGCTTCGCAGGCTGTAATTGAGGCCGCGACCAATCAACAAGGGCGATTTGATTTCAGCAAGGCTATGCCATCGCCGTGCATCGTGGGATCGGACTGGAATGGGATCAGCATGAGCGCCGAAACCATGGCAGAGACTGTAGTTGGACGGGCGCTTTCGGATCACCCCTTGCTTCGAGCACTGGAAGCCCAAAGCCGCGAGGCAGCAGACATCAAACAGCTGGATGACGAGAGCTTTGAGCAGTTCATCGGAATGCTGCGCAACCATCGAGCCTGCGGCTACCTGCACGACATGGATTTCGCTCGCAAAGAATGGGGCACCAAGTGGAATGCTTGCGAAGGGGTGGTTGATTCGCAGAACGGAACTGCTCAATTCGATACAGCCTGGGCTTGTCCAAAGCCTATCTTTGTGGCGCTCTCCAAGCAGTTTCCACAGGAAGTGATCACCATTACTTACGCAGACGAGGACATAGGCAGCAACTGCGGCATGTTCAAGCTGAAGAACGGCGAGGTGATTGAGGCGGATGAGGCTCAGCCATGGCGCGAGATGTCGGAGGAGCAAAAAGCGAAGTGGACAGCCTTCGCCTATGAGGTGAAAGGCTGGAAGCCCGAAGAAGAATAGCAACAGCCGGCCACCATCACGACTTGCCGGCGTAAGCGGCAGCCATCCGGCGTGACCACTCTAGCGAGTACGTTTGATCTCTGGAATTAGCCAGAGCAAGCGGTGATCAGGATCTTCGGCGCGGCCTCCGCTCCGTTGGCGAACAGTGGTCACGCCAGATGGCGCAGCACCTTTTATTAACCTAAGTGCGCATTTTTTCTGCCTGACCCTCATCGGGCAGAAGAAAGCTGCGCCATCTACCTTTTTTAGCCGGGCCTGGGAAATCTCCTCCCTCTCTATTACTTCCCCAGGCGCGCCCCGAAAGGGAACCGGCTCTTTATTCAAGCCCGCAGCAACCGTCCGCGGGCTTTTTTCTTTGCCCACAGGAGACAAACTTGATTATCAAAGCCTCGCATATCGTGCTGGACCTCGAAACCCGCAGCACTAAGCCGAATGCCATCGTCGCGTCTATCGGCGCGGTTGCCATCAGCCCAGACCTGCAGCTGCTGACCAACGAATTCCACATCCCGCTGGCCCAAAACCTGCAATTCCCACGCCACGAAGACCCAGACACCATGCGCTGGTGGGCAGAGCAGTCCACAGAAGCGCGCTATGCGTCCATCATGGCAGCTCAGACGGTGCTGCCAAGCCAAGCGCTGCGCGACTTCGCAGCCTGGGTAGCCAGCGTTGCAGACCCAGAAAAGGTGAAGGTCTGGGGCAATGGATCCGTCTTCGACAACGTGATCTTGCGCAGCCTCTATGACACGTTTGACCAGCAGCCCCCATGGGAATGGCGCTTTGACCGCGACATGCGAACCATCCTGGACCTGCACCCCACGGCAAAGGATGTGGGTGACTTTGTGGGCGTGAAGCACATCGCCATCGATGACGCGCGCCACGAGGCTAAGCAGTTGGTCAAGGCTCTCTCGCTGCATCAAAGCCTATCGGCCAAGGGAGCTTTGTGACATGGCCGCTCATCCGCCTCGCACTTCAACGGATAGCACCACCTCAGGAACAAAACTGCTGATCGCCCTGCAGTGGGCACTGGCTGCTATCGGCATCTTCGGCCTGACAGGCGCGGCTGCGCTGCTCATGGCCTCCACCCCAAGCGCCTGGCCACTCTGACCATCAATCAACTTTTATAGCTACTCGCGCTTTATTCATAAGCGTTAGAGGCAAATTTATGCATTTTCAAGACGCTTATGAATTGGTGAGAGTCTTCGGGCCGCGCGCCACCGCACGCACCCTGAGCAAAGCCACTGGCATCTCTGCCCGCACCTTGGTCCGCCTGGCGACGGAGAGCGGCATCACCCTGCGCACCACGATTGAGCCGATCGCAGGGATTGAGCACCTGCCAGGCCTGCCCAACTTCACCGAAAGCCGTGCTTGGCGCGGCGGGACCACTCACCACATTGATTTATCCAAAGCAGGAGACAGCCCCGGCTATCTATCCCTGCTCATTCACCAATCTGGCGTGCAAGGCCACGACGATGAGGACGACAACGATGACTAAAGCCCTTTACGCAATCGCTCTGGCGATCCTCTCCGTGACGCTTGTGCTTCTGTGGATCTCTGGGCCAGCCCAGGCAGAGGAAGAACCCAGCGAACCACCATCCCCGACCGGCACTGTTCGTATGGCCGCCCGCGATGCGTTCGCCTGCCCCGGCATGCATGCCGAATGGCTGGACGAGAAGACTGTGCAATGCCTGAAAGTGAGCCCCTGATGTTCAAGAGCATGATCATTTACCGCATTGCCGAGAGCTGGCAAAGCGACCTGCAGGTGTTGGCTGATGCCCTGCAAAAGACATTGTTTGCCGAGTGCGGAGCGACGCAAGAGCGATCTGTGGGCTGGGTTCCGCCGCGCGGCGAGCAGCATGGCCCGCTGGTTGAATCCGTGGCCGGTCAATGGGTGATGCGCTTCATGACGGAAGCCAAGGTTCTGCCCGCTAGCGTGATCAATCGCAAGGTCAACGAGAAGGCAGAAGCCATTGAGAAGGTCGAGGGCCGCAAGCCGGGCAAGAAAGAGAAAAAGGACCTGAAGGACGAGGCCAAGCTAGATCTGCTGCCCATGGCCTTCACCAAGCAAGGTGCCATGTGGGTCTGGATCGACCCGCAGGCACGCACGCTAGTGCTCGACACCAGTGCCCAAGGCCGCGCCGATGAAGTCGTCACGTTGCTGGTTGAAGGCCTGCCGGGCTTCGCGCTGGCCTTGCTGGATACCCAAACCAGCCCGCAGGCGGCCATGGCGCATTGGCTGATGACGCAGGAGCCGCCCACCGGCTTCACCGCAGACCGAGAGACAGAGCTGAAAGCGGCCGACGAATCCAAGGCAGTCGTGCGCTACGCCCGTCACCCGCTCGACATTGATGAGGTTCGCCAGCACATCGAGCACGGAAAGATGCCCACCAAACTGGCGATGACCTGGGACGACCGCGTGAGCTTCGTTCTGACCGAAGGCCTGCAGATCAAGAACATCGCGCTGCTGGATGCGGTCATGGACGGTAACAGCAAGGACGACAGCGGCTTTGATACCGATGTGACGATTGCCACCGGCGAGCTGTCGCGCCTGATCCCCGATCTGATCGAAGCACTGGGTGGTGAAGGTCGAACCGGCCTGGGCGACCTGCCCGCCTCGCTTCAGAACGCGCCTGCTGCGGAAACTCTGCCTGCAAGCACTGCCAGGACCGCGCCCGCCCCTCACTGCGAAGCTGCTGGCGACGGTCCAGACCCGCTCTATGCCGAGGCCGTTGAACTGGTGCGCAAGGACCGGAAGCCAAGCATCTCCTATGTGCAGCGCAAGCTGCTGATCGGCTACAACCGCGCCGCAGCACTGCTAGAGCGCATGGAAGCCGAGGGGCTGGTGTCACGAATGGGTGCCAGCGGGCAACGCGCGCTCCTAACGCCCGCTACCCAGGCCCCCAGCGCCAGCAACTGACAATCTATTCATAGATTTGCATGAACCGGGCCGCGCGCCCACATCAATGAATCGTCTGCCCGCCACTGCGCGGGCTTTTTTTTCGTCCAAAGGAGAACCCCGTGCAGATTCATACACAGAACGTCATCATCCTTCCGCCAACCGCAACTGCTGACGCCATGGCAAGCATGGAGCGGCTCATGCAAAGCATTGGCCGCGCCGAAGCCCCGGCAGTCGCAGCCCAGCCAGACGGCAGGCCACAGATTGGTAGCTACTGGCCAGGCCAGGGCGGGCTCTACGCTGGTGACATGCGAGGCGACGACGGAACGATCTATGGACTGATCGTGTCCGACTGCGGCGATACCAAGGACGCCGGCTCAGCCAAGTGGGGTCCAGATGGTGAACGTGACCTGTCCCACTGGGATGGCCTGGATAACACTCGCCGCTTAGGCAACGAATGCCCAGCAGCAAAGCTGGCCGCCACGCACTCAGCAGACGAGCACAAGGACTTCTACCTCCCAGCCCGCCGCGAGCTGCAACTGGCCGCTGCAAATGTGCCTCATCTTTTCGGCGATGAGAGCTGGTACTGGAGTAGCACCCACTACGGCCAGAGCACCGCCTGGGCCGTCGATTTTGAGTACGGGAGCACGTACGACAACTTCCGGTACGTCGAGTTCCGAGTTCGTCCCGTCCGCAGATTCATCTATTGATCCCTTCAGCCCTTCCCTTCAATCCCACCAATGGAGCATCCAATGAGCACCACACCCGCAATCAACCAACCCTGGCCCGAACAGGGCGGCATCTTCATCGGCAGCCGCCTGATCGACGGCCTGGTGCACCACGTCGTCATCCCGGGCGGCATTGAGTTCGACCATACCGACATCCCATTCAGCCGGGTCGAGCAGGTGGTGGCCGAAGGCGATGAGCTGAACGGCTTTAGCGACTGGCGCGCGCCCGACAAAGAAGACCTGATGCTGGCTTATATCAACAGCCGCGAGTTCTTCGATACCGGCGGCTGGTACTGGTCACGCACTCCGGATGGCGAGCACTGGGCCTGGGCCGTCGATTTTGAGCACGGTTTCACGCACGACTGCTACCGGACCATCGAGTTCCGAGTTCGTCCCGTCCGCAGTTTTCCCGCTTCAGCGATTTAACAATTTGCGGGCGTAGCCCGCCTTGGCATGGCACTTCACACTGACACCGAAATCTACAAATCCACCTATGACTTGAGCAAGCTGGTCACCCTTCTGGTGGCCAACATGCCCAGGAACTTCAAGGCCGACTTCGGAGCCGAGCTGCGGCGCCGATGCATGGCGCTGGTCATGCGCACCTACGAGGCCAACACCAGTGTGGACAAAGCCGCAGTCCTGCAGCGCATGCGCATGGAGATCGAGACCGTCAATCTCTCCTTGCGCCTGGCTGTGGATCTGCGGTTGATTTCGGTTAATCAGTACAGCCGCGCCATCGCCATCACTGACAGCATCGGCAAACAAGCCACCGGCTGGCAGAAGTACTCGGAACGCGCGCACGCTGCCGGACCGTCAAGGCAGTCCGGCCAAAGCGCCTTGGAATCTGGTCGAGCCGCTGGGCCACAAGCCCACCGAAAGGCGCAACAGGGATATCGGCAGACGCATCTGCAGTGATCTCGCGCAGTTTGCCCGCTGAAATCTCGGCGGGCCGACGTGATCCGCTCGGCGCCCCTGGGCCGTCGATTTTGAGAACGGAAACACGAACAACAACAACCGGAACAACGAGTTCCGAGTTCGTCCCGTCCGCAGACTCCACCGAGAAACTTTATGGATACTGGCTATTCGCTCGAAAAGCTGGTGCAGGCCTATTTTGACTGCCGCCAGCACAAACGCACCTCCGCCAGCGCTCTGCTGTTCGAGCAGGCGCTGGAACACAACCTCATGCAACTGCATGAAGAGCTGCAGGATGGCAGCTACCGGCCCGGTCCATCCATCTGCTTTGCGATCAGCCGGCCACGGCCGCGCGAAGTCTGGGCCGCGCAATTCCGGGACCGCATCGTGCACCACCTGCTCTACAACCAGATTGCCGATCGATTCCACCGCCGCTTTATCGCAGACTCCTGCGCTGGCATTCCCGGGCGCGGCACGCTGTACGCAGCCTCCCGCCTAGAGGCCAAGGTGCGAAGCCAGACGCAGAACTGGTCAGTGCCCGGGCACTACCTGAAGATTGATCTGGCCAATTTCTTCGTCTCCATCGATAAGCGCATCGTCTGGCCACTGTTGGTCAAGCAGATCCCGGAGCGCTGGTGGCGCGGCTTGGCCAAGATCATTCTCTTCAACGATCCGCGCGCAGACTTTGTGCAGCGCGGAAGCCCAGAGACGCTAGCCGCCGTTCCAGTGCACAAGCGCCTTGCCAATGCCGCACCCTACTGCGGTCTGCCCATTGGCAACCTGAGCAGCCAGTTCTTTGCCAATGTGCTGCTCAACGAGCTGGACCAGCATGCAAAGCACCGCGTCAGGGCCAAGCACTACACGCGCTATGTTGATGACATGGTGCTTCTGCACGATTCGCCCCAGTGGCTCAATGGCGCGCTGGCCAGCATCAATGCATTCCTGCCCAGCCTTCGCTTGCGCCTGAATCCACGCAAGACCGTGCTTCAGCCCATCGCTCGCGGCATTGATTACGTGGGCCAGACGATCTATCCGTGGCGCCGGACAACGCGCCCGCGGACTCTGCAGCAGGCCTTGGCTCGCATCGAGACCATGCCGGCCGATGAGGTCTACGCCAGCGGAAACAGCTATCTCGGCCTGGTGCGCCAATCCAGCTCCAGCCACAACGAACAAGCGCTCATATGTAGAGCGCTACTGAAACGAGGCCATGCAGTTGAAGGGCTGCACCTCACCAAAGCATTTCGCAAACACCACTGACCCCAGCCCGCCGCCGCGGGCTTTTCTCATTCTGGGAGCCAATATGCAAGACAAGATCACGATCGCAGACGCACCTGACTGCTTGAATACAAATGACAAAGCCATGTGGGTGCTTGGCTACCAAGCAGCAATTGAAGCCCGCAGCACATGCCTGCTCCAGATCCAAGAGCCACCCACAAAGACCGAAACTCTTGCTCACTACAGCCAACAGGCGATTCTCGCCATGGATGAAGCAGCGCCAGCAGCCGTGGCAGTGCCTACGAAGTTGCCTACAGGTGATGAGATTCGAGCGATAGCGAGGTCTGTAAGCACCAGTTCGTCAGACAGCCCATCGCCATCGGAGTACGTGATGGCCGGCTACCGCGCCGCGCTTGCCGCCACCACGGCAGCAGATGCGCCTCTGAACGCAGAAATGCTGGCCGCCCTTCAATCCGTAGGGATGGATGCAGTTGGTGTGGGAGGTGGCGAGAACACCATCAGCGATTCAGCCAGGGCGAAGGTCGAGGCCGTACTGGAGAAGATTGGCGCGCCTTGGCCAAGCTCCGACACGGCAGCAGCCGCGCCAGTGGTGCTGCCTGAGCCTGTTGGATGGATTGATAAATCGGCTCTTGAGTGGATCGGAAGCCGTGATCGCGGAACCGACGCCTATTCAACTGCATATTTGCACAAGAGCCAGTGCGCAGAAGCGGGTGAGCCTATCTACACAGAGCAGCAAATGCGCGCCCTGCTGGCCGGAGTATCTGCACCGGCAGCGCAGGCGGTGTGGGACGGCAAGCTACCCGAGAGCCTGCAGCGCGCATTGAATGAGCTGCGCATCGACTGCAAGACCGATGCCATCAGCAGCCTTGAGTTTGAGGTGCGCTCTGTCTTTGAAGGCATGCACACATCACTAACAACAGTGAAGCGCATGTATCACGCCGCGCAAAAGCGCCTTGATTCGACTGACGCGGCGCAGCCTGACCCGTTCGCAGCACCCCAGGCGCAGGCAGACGCGCGGGATGCGGCCCTGCTGGATTTCATCGAATCCCATGCTGAAGGCGTTATCCGCCTTGATGCAGTCCCCAACTATCTCTACTGGGGGAAACATTGGGAACACAAGACAGCCCGCGCCGCTATCGCGGCAGCAAAGGGGGAGTGAGACATGCCAATGCCACTTACGCCGGATGCATTTTCAAAGCTGATCAACCAGGACGTTCAGTGGCTTAAAGCCAATGCACCCGACTCACTGGAGCGGCAGCACATCATTCAGGTGCTGCATCAGAGAGCAAATGACTACGCACAGCGCGCCACCCAGGCAGCGCAAGGGGGTGAGTGATGGGCTATTCAGTTGGATGGGACAGCGATAACAACCGCTGGATGGGATACGGCGTGCCCAGCACATGCGAGCACCCTGAGTGCAACGAAAAGGTTGATCGCGGAATGGGCTGCTCTTGCGAAGGCTGCGGCCTCGCCTTTTGTGGAAAGCACTGGCACATGGGCTTTTGTGAGCCGTGCCTGAACCTCACTGACGTGGGCGAATACCCGGATGGCATCAATCCATTCCGCGCAAAACCAGAGCACCCAGAGTGGCTAGGTCACCTAAGAAACGACCCAACCTGGGCCGAATGGCGCAAGGACAACATGGCACAGCTGGAGGCATGGGATGCAGCAGCCAAGGAAGGAGCGCAGCAGGGATGAGCCGCAAACGAGACATCCGCCGCGCCCGCCGTGAGCGCGAACAAGAGAAACGTAACCCCGAGCCCCGCCACTGAGCGGGGTTCTGCTTTATGGGAGCCACGATGGCAACCAGCGCCAGCACGGTAGGCCTGCCGGAAGACCAAGCCTACCTACTCCACCACTTCAACTGCCCCTACTGCATATCTGCCGGGGCAACGCCTGGAAAGCAGCAGCGATGCCCGGAGGGGCTAAAGCTCTGGGATGCCTACAACCAAGCTGCCCGGCCGCCACCCAGCACCCGCAGGCCGCGCCCATTACGACACCCCTAAACAAAAAGCCCCGAACTTCGGGGCTTAACTTTTGATAGCACTATGAGCAATATCACAAGCACTGAGAATCAGATTCAGCCACTGATTTACACCAAGGCCCAGCTGCCCGCTATCGTGGGTCTGAGCAAAGCCACTATCGACCGCATGCGCAAAGAAAAGGCATTCCCCGAAGCCATCGTTCTTTGTAAAAACAAGGTGGGATGGCCCGTAGATGTGGTGAAGCAGTGGATTGCCCAGCGCCCCACCGCCACCGGTATTTATTGAGCCTGGATGCAGTGATTGGCCCAATCCTGCATCAGCTGCGTCCGTTTCTCCAGCAAGTCACCCCGGCGGTAAGCAGCTTCCACTTTGCTCTCTATGGTGTGAGCCAGGGCCATCTCCACCACATCCTTGTCATAGTCCGTGCACTCTGCCGCCCAGTCGCGGAAGGTGCTACGGAACCCATGGGGCACAGCAGTAAGCTCCATTCGGCGCATGACCGCCGTAAGCGTCATATCCGACAACGCTTTACCCGATTCACTTGGGAAAACGTAGTCGCACCCCTCTTTGCGAGCCTGACCGGCCAGCAGCGCCAGCGCCTGTTTTGACAGGGGCACGCGATGCTCGCGCCGGGCTTTCATGCGCTCGGCTGGAATCGTCCAGACTCCCGCCCCCATATCAATCTCACTCCACACCGCCTCTCTAGCCTCACCCGACCGCACAGCGGTCAGCACCTGGAATAGCAGCGCCTTGGCGCCCTGACCTGCGCTCGCGGCAATGGCCCCCACAACTGGTGCAACCTCTTTGTACGGGACAGCCTCATGGTGGCGCACCTTCGCAATCTTGGTGGGCTTGGGCAATATCTGATCAAGGTGCCCTGTCCATCGCGCAGGGTTCGGGTGCTTGTGCCCACAGAACACGGCGGCCCAATCAAGCACCGTTTCAACCCGGCCACGCACGCGCGATGCGGTTTCGGTCTTGGTGTGCCAGATCGGCTGCAGCAGCGCAAGAATGTGCTGAGTGTCGATAGTGGTCACATCCAGATCCCCAATGAAGGGGTAGGCGTAGGTTTCAAGAGTGGCTGACCACTGCCCGGCATGCTTGGCATTGCTCCACTCGCCTGACTTGGCGGTGATGCATTTATTTGCCGCATCCCTGAATAGCAGCTTCTTGGCCTGCTCCAGCTGGCGCTGGGCGCGAAGGCTCCCGCGCTCATCGATAGGGTCAATACCTTGCTGAATCTTCAGGTGGGCATCGCGCGCTTTGTCACGGGCCATAGACAGGGTGACTGTGGGGTACGAGCCCAAACCCATCCGCCTACGGGACTTGTGGATAACGTATCTCAAGACCCATGACCGGCTCAATCCAGCCACCCGTAAATGCAGCCCGGCCACGCCACCAACGGCAAACACGCCATCTGATTTCAGGCGTGCAACCTCCAACGCTCCCAGCTCTTTACTGATCTTTGGCAT